TCCCCGACCACTGGGCCGTTCAGCTCAACGACACCCACCCGGCGATCGCCGTGGCCGAGCTGATGCGGCTGCTGATCGACGACCGCCACCTCACCTGGGAGCGGGCCTGGGAGATCACCACCCGCGCGCTTTCCTACACCAACCACACCCTGCTGCCCGAGGCCCTGGAGAAGTGGGGGCTCGACCTGTTCGGCTCCCTGCTGCCCCGCCACCTGGAGCTGATCTACGAGATCAACCGCCGCTTCCTGCAGCAGGTGCGCATCAAGTACCCCGGCAACGAGGAGGTGCTGCGCCGGGTGTCGATCATCGATGAGGACGGCGCCAAGGCGGTGCGCATGGCCCACCTGGCCACGATCGCTTCCCACCACGTGAACGGCGTGGCGGCCCTGCACAGCGACCTGGTGAAGAGCGAGCTGTTCCCGGACTTCGCCGCCCTCTGGCCGGAGAAGTTCACCAACGTGACCAACGGCGTCACCCCCCGGCGCTGGATGGCCCTCTCCAACCCACGCCTGGCAAATCTGCTCAACGAAGTGCTGGGCGAGGGCTGGCTGAAGGACCTCGACCAGCTGCGCCAGCTGGAGCGCTTCGCCGACGACAGCGCCTTCCTGGAGCGCTGGGGCGACACCAAGCTGGCGGTGAAGAACCAGCTCAGCCAGTACATCCACCGCCACACCGGCGTGCTGGTGGATCCGGCCTCCCTGTTCGACGTGCAGGTGAAGCGCATCCACGAGTACAAGCGCCAGCACCTCAACGCCCTGCAGGTGGTGGCCCAGTACCTGCGCATCAAGAACGGCCAGGGCGAGGGCATGGCCCCGCGCACGGTGATCTTCGGCGGCAAGGCGGCGCCGGGCTACTACATGGCCAAGCTGATCATCCGCTTCATCAACGGCATCGCCGACACGATCAACGCCGATCCGGACATGGACGGGCGGCTGCGGGTGATCTTCCTGGCCGACTACAACGTGAAGCTGGGCGAGCGGGTGTACCCCGCCTCCGACCTCTCCGAGCAGATCTCCACCGCCGGCAAGGAGGCCTCAGGCACGGGCAACATGAAGTTCGCCATGAACGGGGCGCTCACGGTGGGCACCCTCGATGGCGCCAACGTGGAGATCCGCGAGCAGGTGGGAGCGGAGAACTTCTTCCTGTTCGGCAAGACGGCCGAGGAGATCAGCGCCCTGCAACGGCAGGGCTACCGGCCCTGGGAGCTGATCGGCGCGATGCCGGAGCTGGCCGACGTGCTGCGCCTGATCGAGCAGGGCCACTTCAGCAACGGCGACAGCGAGCTGTTCCGCCCCCTGCTGCAGAACCTCACTGGCCGGGATCCGTTCTTCGTGCTGGCTGACTTCGACGACTACCTGCGCGCCCAGGGCGAGGTGGACCAGGCCTGGGGCGACCGGCAGCGCTGGAACCGGATGTCGCTGCTGAATGCGGCACGCACCGGCTTCTTCTCCTCCGACCGCTCCATCCGCGAGTACGCCGAGCGGATCTGGAAGGCGGAGCCCTACCCGGTGACGATCACCTGCGAGCTGGACTAGCCGGGCAGGTCGGGGGTCTGGTGGAGAAGGCGGTTGAGCCGCAACCGGTCCGCGTTGAGCGGATCGGGGGCGAGCTCACCGGCCACCTCGCGGAACAACTGCTCCACCGGCTCGGGCACGCGCACGTCGAAGATGCGCTCCATCAGCGCCTCGATCGAGAACAGGTGGGCGTTGATGTTCTCCAGGTCGGCCATGGCCTGCTGCAGACCATCGGCCTCGGCGGAAGCCTCCGCCGCTCCGCCAGCGCCGCTGGCGGCCAGCCCGGGGGCCGCTGAAGACGTGCGCGGGGAAGCGGAGCTAGCGGTACCCGGGGAGGACTCGGCAGGTGCGTCGGTGCCCTCAGCCTGCTTGTGCAGGTCCTCCTGCTTCTGCAGTTCCTCCATCACCCGGCCCGCCAGGGTGCGGAACGACTGCAGCGCAGCCCAGCTGAGCTCCTGCTGCTGGCGCAGGGTGGGATTTTCGCGGATCAATCGGTCGTGTTCCCGATAGAAGCGCTGGCAATCAGGGCACTGGCAGGGCTCTTCGGGCACCGCACTCCCTTCACTTCACAAATCCCATCATGGCACCGCAGCGGCGGCTCAGGCGCTGAGCTCCTCGGCGTCCGGAATCGGGATCTCGATCGAGCTCACCACCTGGATCACATCGCGCAGGCGCATCGAGTCGGCGAACCAGCCCATGGCCTGTTCGGTGTCGCCCCGCCGTTCGGCGTCGCTGGCCTGCTCCTCGTGGGCCTCGGCCAGCAGGGCAAGCCAGCAGAGGCAGCGGGCCTGCACCAGGGAGAGCTCCAGCTCGTCGGGCTGGCTGTCCAGGATCCTCTGGGTCTCCTGCTGCACCAGCAGGCGCAGACGCAGGTCGTGCAGCTGGGTCATGCCGGAGGATGCGATTGCTCCACGCTAGCCGTGGCGGCCGAAATCAGAAAGCCACAACCGGTAGTGCGCACTACCGGTTGTGGCCAGCAGGGGACCATCCCTGTTCAACCTCCCTTAGCATTGTCCCAGGACGTCATCCCCGGAGGGACGGACGATGCATGCGGTGAGCGTGAGCTGCCTCAAGCACAACCCTGCGGATGCCCTGCGCCAGGCCCGCAAGGGCCCGGTGGTGGTGCTCAACCGTGACCATCCGGATGCCCTGCTGATCGGCCTGGAGGAGGGGGGAATGCTGCAGGCTCCGGGAGTGCGGGCGGCACTGGCGACGGCCCTGTTCCGCGATGGTGAGCTGTCGCTGGTGCGGGCCGCCCGGGTGGCTGAGCTGGATGTGGCCAGCTTCATCGGCCACCTCGGCCGGCTCGGCATCCCCGCGATCCGGCTCACGGCTGCTGAAACCAACGCCGATCTCGACACCCTGGACCAGTGGCTGCAATCGTCATCGTCGACGCCAGCCCGCTGATCGCCCTTGCCCGGGTGAACGGATTGCACTGGCTCCAGCCACTGTTCGGCGAGGTCGTGGTCACCGACGTGGTGCTCGCTGAGGTCCTCACGGGACGGTATCCACACACGGAAGCCCCGATTGAGCAGGCCCTGGCTGCTGGCTGGCTACAGGTCGTCGCCGTTGACAGCAGCGAGCCGGATCTACCTGATCTCGACGAGGGGGAGGCGGCCAGCATCCGCCTGGCCTGCCAACGCGGCGAGCAGGCGCTGCTGCTGATCGATGAGCGTGCTGGACGGGCGGTGGCCCAGGAGCTCGGCCTCAGCGTGGCCGGCACCGCCGCCGTGATCGGCCTGGCCCGCCAACGCGGCCTGATTACGTCGGCCCGGGACGTGTTCGCCGCCCTGCATGCCAGCGATTTCCGCATTGCTCCAGCGGTGATCCAGGCCGTGCTGGACCGCTGTGGCGACTGAGCTCATGACTGGCTGCTGGGGCAGGTACTGACCCCTTCGCAGCAGCTGGATCGGGAAAGAACCGTCGTGAAGCATGCACTGAACCTCGGCCTAACCCCGATCTGCGCCCACGTGCCCCCAACCAGAAGTCATCAACGACTCCCGCTGACAGAACGCTTTCATGAATAAGCTGCGGGCTTGTTCAAGGTTTGCGGCGGATGGCGGCGCCTTTGCCGCCATCCGCTGGTCAGTCAGCCTGCTCGGATCAGCCGGGAAGCCGGGCCGCCAGGTCGGCCGGCACGCGGAAGGTCTCTCGCTTGCCGTCCTTGCCTGGGATCAGCAGGCCGCGACCCGCGAGCTTCTGCAGATCACTCCGGGCGGTCTGGTTGCTCACCCCATGGCTGCTCTGGTGAGAAAGCACCGTGTAGCGGAAGCCGGCATGGCGCAGGGCATGGCGCAGCAAGGCCAGCTGCCGGTGGTTGAGGCCATCCATCCCCTCCAGGCGTCGCTGCAGGGCTGCCACCTCATCGGCCTTGCGCTCCAGATAGGCGTGCAGGTTGGCAATCGCCTGCTGGATCACCTTCACCTGGGCCAGCAGGAAATAGGTGAGGTCGTTGTCGTCGGTCTCGCTCAACAGAAATGAGCGCTCGTACTGCCCCCTGGCCTTGTTGATCACCGAGGAGATCGAGATGAACTCGAACAGCCAGTACCCCTGGTGGAGCATTCCCCAGTAGAAGAGCGCCCGTGCGGTGCGGCCGTTGCCATCGCAGAACGGGTGGTCATAGGCCAGCCAGAAATGCAGGGCGATGGCCCGCAGCAGCGGGTGGATGAACACTGCCGGGGTCTCGCCGTTGGCAAAGCGGCAGAGCAGCTCCAGCCGTTCCTCCAGCTCGGCAGCCGGTGGCGGCACGTGAAACACCGTGCCGTAGATGTCATCCACTACCACGTCCAGCCCTGGAGGACGCAGCCGGCCCGCGTCAGCTGGATCATCGAGCGTGTCCTCGCTCACCAGCCGATGCAGGTCCAGCACCAGCTGGGGCGTGAGGGGTTCCTCCCGCAGCTCCCGGATGCGTTGCATCGTCCGGTAGTTGTTGAGGATCATCCGCTCGGAGCGATCCCGTGGCGCCCGATGGCTGCGGATCATGGCTTTGGCCACATCCCGGGTCGTGGCAGCACCCTCCATCTGCGAGGAGGTGATCGCCTCCTCCATCAGCGAGCTGAGCAAGTAGCGATCGCGGCTCGCCGACGTGGTGACGGCCGCCGGCGCCACCACGCTGGCACCGGCCTGCAAGTCGATCTCATGCAGGCCCTGCAGGAGCAGTGGCGGCTGGCAGAACCAGAAGGGCGCGCCCTCACTGCTGCGCAGCGGCAGCGGCGCGCCACTGGCCCGGCGGGAGAGCTTCTTCGCCAGCCACCACTGCTCATGGCTCAGCCCCTGCGGCGGCGAGCGGCGGCGAAGGTCATCCCAATGGAGATAACGGTCCCCCTGCGTGGCCGCCGCCAGCTGCGCCAGCACGGGCATGGCCTGCTGCAGCCCACCCCCCTGGGCGAGCAGCTCCGCAAACGGCGGGGGCCTCTGGGGCAGACGGGAAGGCAATTCCCAACCAACTCCTAGTTAGGACCAAATTAGGAGATCACGAGGAGTTGCGCTTGTCAGAGCGACCTTCTCTGCCAAGCCAGGACAGCCCAAGCCCAAGCCTTATTCAAGACTGAGCATCGATCTTTGAATAATCTGCGGGCTTGTTCAAGGATCAAGGCGGAGAGTCCATGAAGCGCGACGGCGCCGGCCGCACCGAGATCAACCGCACCGCTGGCGAGGAGGTGCGTGCCTTCGTGCCTGCGGCCGCCTGGATGGGGTGTCAGCCCTGCTGCCGGATCGCGAGCTCTTTCTCTACGCCTACGTACGGCGAGAGGCCCTGCTGTCCTCCCAGATCGAGGGCACCCAGTCCTCGCTAGCCGATCTGCTGCTGTTTGAGCTGGAGGAGGCCCCCGGCGTCCCCACAGGTGACGTGGTCGAGGTGTCCAATACCGTGGCGGGGCTGGAGCACGGCCTGGCGCGGCTGCGGGAGGGCTTCCCCCTCTCCTCCCGCCTGCTGCGTGAGATCCACGCCCGGCTGCTGGCCAGGGGCCGCGGAGCCGACCGACTGCCCGGAGAGTTCCGCCGCAGTCAGAACTGGATCGGCGGCACCAGACCCGGCAACGCCAGCTTCGTACCGCCACCCCCGGGACTGGTGGAGGCGTGCATGGGCCAGCTGGAGCACTTCATCCACGGCAGGCCTGACGGGGGCCACACCCTGCCGGTGCTGGTGCGCGCTGCCCTGGCCCACGTGCAGTTCGAAACCATCCACCCCTTCCTCGATGGCAACGGTCGTCTGGGAAGGCTGCTGATCGTGCTGATGCTGATCGATGCCGGGGTGCTGCAGCAGCCGCTGCTCTATCTGAGCCTGTTCTTCAAGCAGCACCGCAGCCGCTACTACGACCTGCTCAACGGGGTGCGCCAGAGCGGCGACTGGGAAGCCTGGATTGATTTCTTCCTGGAGGGCGTGGAGAGCACGGCCACAGCCGCAGTCAGCACCGCTCACCGGTTGCTGGAGCTGTTCCGCGCCGATGGGGCCCGCCTGAGCGGCCTGGGGCGTTCAGGCCCCAGCGTCCGCCAGGCGTTTGCCGCCCTGCGGCGGCGCCCGCTCAACAGCATCAAACAGCTCAGCACCGTCTGCGACCTGAGCTTCCCCACGGCAGCCAAAGCCCTGGAAACCCTGGTGGACCTGGGCATCGCGCGGGAGATCACCGGCGGCCAGCGCAACCGCCTCTTTGCCTACGACGCCTATCTGGCGATCCTCAGCGAAGGCGCCGAACCGCTCTGAAGGCAAGCGGGCAGCCGCCCAACCAGAAGCAACCGATCACTCCCAAGGCAATTCGCCGGCGGGGAGTGATAGGTTGTTTTTAGAAAACGTAGCCGGGAGCGATCACTCCCATCCACCATGAATACCAAGGAGCTGCGGCTCTTGCAGGTGGATGCCGTGCTGCAGGACGCCGCGAGCCATCCCCTGCCGCCACGCCCTCCAGCGGGCTGGCTGCGGTCCATCCGCGAGGCCCTGGGCATGACCTCCACCGTGCTGGCTGCCCGACTGGAGATCTCGGGATCCGGGGTGCGCAAGCTGGAGCAGGCCGAGGCAGCAGACGCCATCACCCTCGGCACCCTGCGCCGGGCGGCTGAGGCCCTCGACTGCGAGCTGCAGTACGCCTTGGTACCCAGGCGCCCCTTGCGTGAGATGAGAAGGCAACAGGCCCTGCACCTTGCGCACCAGTGGCAACAGCGCGCCGGCCGAACGATGGCACTTGAGGCCCAGGCCGTTGTCTCACCTGCTGCAGCTGCTGATCCGCGGCTGGAAGCCATGGCCGAGGAGATCCTGCGCACCAGCGGCACCCGGCTGTGGGATTGAACGAGGACCTGCCAGCCGGGGCGACGCCCCTCGATGGGGAGGAGCTGGGTGCGCCACGCTTTTCCTGGGGAGGGAGCAGCTCCCTCGTCGAGGCCACAGCCCTGCGCCAGCAGGTCATCGCCGCTCTCCAGCGGGCCGATCGGGGCGACATCAGCGATCTGCTCGCCTTCGCACGAGCGAGCTGAGCAGGCGGCCCCTGCTCGGGCGTGCGAAACGTGCAGCGTGACCAAGAACAGGGCGGCATTCCGACGGCTCAGGCAGGCGTCGGGGAAGGCCACGGAGATGGCCTGGACCGTGGCCTGAATCCTCGCCCCGGCAAAACCTGGCCAGGAGCGGCGGACCCGCAAGAAGGCCTGCAATGAGGGGCTCTTGAGAGAACGGGGCTGGCGGGACTCGAACCCACGACCTACGGTTTAGGAAACCGCCTGGGCCACAGTTGCTGCAAGGGGTCTGGGCACCTCTTGCCTAGTGACTTGCCTAAATGTGGTCTCAGGCGCACGACCATTGGCGACATTTGGCGACCAAGGCCAGCCAAGGGAGTCGCTTCCTGCCTTGGCGTACCACCCAATCAGCAGGCGCCGCATGGCTCCGGTCGGTGGCGGCGGTCCTTCAGCGTGCCACGGCTGCGCCGTGGCGTGCATCGGCCAGCCGCCGCCGCCCTCCGCTCCGGGGCCGGTGTTGGGGTGGCGGGCAGGGCTCCTCTCCCGCGGCTGCGGTGGCCGGGCATTCGCCCGCATCAATGACGCAGGGGAAGGATCCAGGCTCCCTCGCGCGGCTGCGCGGCCAGCTGGGCATTCAGCGCTGAATCTGGCGGTCTTGCTTATCAGCTTTCAGGCCCACCTGTACATGGCTTTGCTTTGTGCGGATCCATTGCCCCGCAGCCTCTCTGCCCGTTGCAGAGTGCATTTGTACTGGTAGAATAAGGGCTGCGCCAAAGGCCCAGAGCCCATCGCCGGCGGCAACCTTATCCCTGGTCTCGCCATCACAGCTGCGTATGCCTAAGCGGCTTTGATGCCCCGATCAGTTGCCCTTTCTGGCAACTGAATCCATGGCTTTATGTATTCAATCGCGGCCGGAGATCGTTCCGGCCCGCTCTCTGGTGATTGCCGCCGGGGGCGGCCGTGATCTGGCCTGGCCCTATCAGCGGGTTGCCGCTGAGCTGTTGGCCCGCAGTGGCGGCCGGCTGGTGCATCTGGTTCTCCATGGCGGGGCCCGTGGTGCCGATGCCGCCATTGGCCACGCGGCCCATCAGCTGGGCTGGTCCTCCGTGGTGATGCAAGCCCGGTGGGAGCGGCATGGCCGGGCTGCTGGGCCGATCCGCAATCGGGAGCTGCTCGAGCAGGCCATTGCCCGGGCCGTGGCCCACACCTCACCGGTTTCGATCGCCTCGGTGCTGGTGGTGGCGTTCCCAGGTGGCTCTGGCACCGCCTCGCTCGTGCAGCAGGCCCGCCGCATGGCCTCCCGTTCGCCTGTGCCGATCTCCGTCGCCGAGGTCAGCACGTCGGCCGGGCTCTGGGCCGTTCCGGCTGGTGTTCCCCGCTCCTGATCAATCACCACAAGCCTTTGGCGTTCTGTGGCGCCTCCTCTCCATTTCCTGTCCCTCCTCTCACCGTCATGGCCGTTCTCACTCCCATCCCTGCCTCGGCCCCGAAAGCCTCTGGCTCGCTGCAGCCCTCCGGTTCCCTCTGGCAGCTGGGCATCGAGGCCCAGGAGCTCACCACTGCCATCGGCCAGCTGGCCCAGCAGCTGGAAGCCGACGACGAAGACGCCCGCGCCCAGGCCCTCGCCGAGCTGGAAGCCTCCCTGCTGGCAGAAGAGGGCAACAAGACTGCCCTTTCTGCCAAGGCCGACGCCACCTGCTGGGTGATCGAGCACCTGCGCGGCCAGGCCTCCTACCGCCAGCAGCAGGCCAAGCGGCTCACGGAGCTGTCGCGCTCCGATGCCGGCCGGGCCGATGCCCTGGAGGAATCGCTGGTGCTGGTGCTCACCCGCCTGCAGCCCACCTCCACCCGCTTCTCCTTCCCCAACCACGAGCTCACCAGCCGCAAGTCCCAGGCCGTCGAGATCGACGACGAGGACGCCCTCCCCCCTGAGTGGCTCGCCGTCAAGACCACCAGCCAGCCGGACAAGACCGCCATCAAGGAGGCCCTCAAGGCCGGCCACCTCATCCCTGGGGCCCAGCTCGTCTCCCGCCGCTCCTGGCGCATCCACTGACGGGGCAGCGCCCCCTCCTCATGGGTCTGCTGCAGGGGCAGGCCCAGACACGCCTCCAGTTGAACTCCTCACCACCTCAGAAGCCATGGACCTCTCCGCCTACGGCAGCGCTAGCTCCACCACCACACCCAGCAGCCCGCGGCCCAGGGGCCACATCTGGTCCACACGGCTGAGCAGCTGGGTGGTGCCGATCACCCGCAAGCCCGGCCGCCGCCCCTCGCCGGATCACATCCACTGCAGCGAGCCGCCCTGCTGGGTGCTGATCGAGCCGCTGCCGGCTCAAACGTCCACCCACTGATCCCGTCCCTGTTCCCCCTCACCCCCCATCGAAGCCATGACGTGCACCTTCTCCACCGAGCAGATCGCCTCCCTGTCTGCCCCCCTCGATCGCGCCAAGGTGCGCCAGCGCGAGCAGGGCCGCTCCAAGGTCAGCTATCTGGAGGGTTGGCAGGTGATCGCGGAAGCCAATCGGATCTTCGGGTTCGATGGCTGGCAGCGGGAAACCATCGAGGTCCGCTGCGTCAGCCAGGCTGAGCGCGCTATTGGGCGGGACCAGAGGGCCGGCTGGGGCGTCACCTACACCGCCCGGGTCCGCGTCACCGTCGGCGGCTCCACCAGTCCAGCAGCGGTGATCCGCGAGGGCAGCGGCGCCGGCCACGGCATCGATGCCGACCTGGGCCAGGCCCATGAATCGGCCCTCAAGGAAGCCGAGACCGACGCCATGAAGCGGGCCCTGATGACCTTCGGGAACCCCTTCGGCCTTGCCCTCTACGACAAGCAGCAACGGGAGGTCACCCAGTCGACAGGGGAGAGCAGCGCTCCTCGGACTGCCAGTGCAAGCAACGGCACGCGATCGATCCATCGCAGCCCCTCGTCTGCTGCCCAAAGCGCCAGCGACGACCCCGGCCTCACGCCGCTCGACCCGGCCGTCATCCGCCAGATCCTGGCCTCCCTGCGCGGCCTGCCCCGGCCGGTGCTGGAGGGCTTCACCAAGGCCTTCCGCAAGCGGTTCCAGGTGCCGGAGGAGGCCACCTCCATCGCCGATCGGATCCTGCAGAAGCGTCACCAGGATTGGATCGAGGCCTACCTGGTGCAGCACCAACGGGTGGCGGCCTAGACAGCCAGGCAAGGGCGCTGCTCTGCAGGCCACGCAACGACCCGGAAGCTGCGGGTTATGCACAGATTGCATAAACGAAGGAGAACACGAGAAACAGCGCCCCGGATGTTCTCTGGGGTGAGCCTCATTGGGCTTCTGAACGGCCATCATGGGGCTCGACCCCCTCGAGCACCCTGGCTCGCCAGGGCCGTGCCGCCCAACCCATGAGCCCTCCCACCATCTACGAGCTCTGCCGGCCCCGGGCCGACGTGCTGGAAGGGCGGATCCGCGATGAAGACTTTGCAGCGGACCTCAGCCAGGTGCTGAAGGGCACGGCACCGGAGCTCTACAAGAACCCGGCCCTGTTCTTCGCGAACACCCATCCCACCAGGGGCTTGCGCGACCTGTTCCTGGCGGTGGTGGACCGGCTCACCAGCGCCGGCAGCCAGCTGGGCAGCATCCTGCGGCTCGACACCAGCTACGGCGGCGGCAAGACGCACGCCTTGATCGGCCTGAACCACATCCTGACGGCCGCCGACCAGATCCCCAACCTGGCGGAGTTCATCGACCCAGCCCGGCTGCCCAGTCAGAAGGTCACGGTGGCGGCCTTCGACGGGGAGAACGCCGACCCGATGAACGGCCGGCGCATGGAGGGCAACGTGCTGGCCTTCACTCCCTGGGGGGAGCTGGCGGTGCAGCTGGCCGGCCCAGCGGGCTACGAGCGCATCCGCAATAGCGACCGGCTTGGAGCAGCTCCTCCTGGGGCGGAAACCCTGCGGGAGCTGATTGGCGAGCGGCCGGTGCTGATCCTGATCGATGAGCTCTCGATCTATCTGCGCAAGATCAAGGGCCCCGCTGCCGGTCAGGCGGCTGAGCAGCTCACTCCCTTCCTCACCGATCTGATCAAGGCGGTGAACTCCTCCCCCCAGGCGGTGCTGGTGTTCACCCTGGCCCTGGGCAAGGGCGGGCAGTCGGTGGACGCCTATGGAGAGGAAAACCAGCGAATCGATCGGATTTTTGCCGAACTGCAGTCGGTTACGGGCCGGCAGATCACGGCCCTCACGCCCACCAGCGAAGACGAAACGGTGCAGGTGCTGACCCGGCGTCTGTTCGAGTCGATCGACCGCAGCCGGGTGGAGGAGGTGGTGCAGGCCTACCAGGAGATCTGGAGCCGTACCGCCGAGGCCCTGCCGCCTGTGGGGCAGAGCGATGACAGGGCTGCCAATTTGCGCAAGGGGTATCCGCTGCATCCGGAGTTGATCGACACCCTGATGCAGAAGACCTCGACTCTGGAGAACTTCCAGCGGGTGCGGGGCATGTTGCGGCTGCTGGCGCAGACCGTTGGCCAGCTCTGGCGCGACCAGCCAAGGGGTGTCACGGCTGTCCATCTCCACCACGTGGATCCAGGCAACGAGCGGATTCGGCTGGAGCTCTCCACCAAGTTGGGCCTGCAGGCCTTCATCCCGGCGATCCGAGCGGATGTGTCCTCCACGTCTGCCGAGGGAGGAACGGCCCTGGCCCAGAGGCTGGATGCCCAGGAGTTCTCGGGGATGGAGCCCTATGGATCCATGGCCGCGCGCACGGTGCTGTTCCACTCCCTGGCGTTCAACGAACCGCTGAAGGGCCTCAGCCGCCTGGAGCTGAACTACAGCCTCTACGCCCCGGCTGTGGACCCAGCCTTTGTCGACAAGGCGGTGCGCCTTCTGCAGGAAGAATCGGAGTATCTCGACGACAGCGGCACCAGCAAGCTGCGCTTCCTCACCGACGCCAACCTCAACCAAATGGTGAGGAAGCGCGAGGGGCAGTTTGATCTCGAGTCAGTGCGAGAGGAGCTGAACCGACGCATCGGCACGATCTTCGCCAAGCAGCGGCTGGAGCCTGTGCTGTTCCCATCCAGCCCGGCGGACATTCCCGACGACACCGATGGCCCTTACTTGGCGGTGATCCACTGGGAAGGCCACACCGTGGAGCAGGCGAACATCCACCTGCCGGAGCTGGTGGTGCGGCTGTTCAAGGAGAAGGGCGACAACGCCAATGTGCGCCTGAACCGCAACAACCTCGTGTTCGTCTGCGCCGATGCCCTGCAGGTGGACGACATGCTGCGCAAGGCCCGCACCTACCTGGCGCTGCAGCAGATGCAGCAGGGTGATCTGTTCGCCAGCCTGCAATCCCACCAGCAAGACCAGGTGAAGGAGCGCTATGGCCAGGCGCAGCAGGGATTCGCGCTGGCGGTGCAGCAGTGCTACCGGCACGTGTTCTATCCCGAGCGGGGACAGTGGCCCGAGGTGCCCCTCACCCATGCCGCCATCACGGTCACCAGCGCCAGCAGTGAGCCGGGCGTGGGTCAGAAGCAGGTGGAGCGGGTGCTGCGGGAAGCCCGGGAGCTGGTGTTGGCGGAAGATGCGCCGCCGGCCCCGAACTACATGGCCGACAAGACACCGCTCAAGCGTGTGGGGGTGATGAGCACGCGGGATCTGCGCAACGAGTACTACCGCGATCCATCCCTACCGATCCTGCTGGGGGATGAGGTGCTCAAGAAGTGCCTGCGGATGGGGCTGGATCAGGGCCTGTTCGTCTACAAGGAAGGTGATCGCCTCGAAGGCCAGGGCCTGCCACCAGGCACGCTCTCGATCAGCGAGGACGGCAAGATCTACACGATGGAGAAGGCGCTGGAGTTGAGCGTCTGGCCGCCGAAAACTGCAGCTCCAGCTGGAGAGGCTGGTGTGGATCAGCCATCCGTGTTCGGCGGTGACGGTGGGGCCACTCCGATGGGCGCAGGGGGAGAGACGGGATCCACTGTTCAGGTGGGATTTGGCTCCACCAGCCCCGGCAGTGGCGGCGGAGCGGGCGTTGCACCACCCCCAGCCCCTGGGTTGATCGAGCGCACCGACAATGTGAAGACAGCCCTCACCCAGCTGGCCCAGCAGGTGAGCAGCTCGGGCAAGGCGATTAAGAGCCTCACCTGGCGGATGAACAGTGGCGACGGCTTCCTGCCGATGGCCCTCCTCAAGGCCGAGCCTGGCGCCACCGTGCGGGTCGAAATGATGGAGGGCGGCTGGAGCAGCGGCGATGGCAGCGCCGAGTGGAGCTTCGACTTCAACGGCACGCCCGAGGAGGCCAGCCATCTTCGGGGCTTCATTGAGGGCCAGTGGCGGCGAGGCGGTGAGAAGTCACTCGACATCACCTATCAGCTCCGCTACGAGCCACCCTTGCGCTGGGATGACGGCGGCGAGGGCTGGATCGCTCGCCTCACCCGGGCTGGTCTCAGCGCCCAGACCGCCACGATCCGCCTGGAGTTGATCGACGCATGACCCAGGCCGTCGCCTCAGGCCGCCCGGCCTACGAATTGCGCAGCAAGCAGCGCGGCCCCAGTGATCTGGAGCTGGAGGTGTGGCAGGTGCCTAGCACCGCTACACCTGAGCTGAAGGAACCCCGACGAGTGGCCGGCCTGGGCGGCCACAAGCTGCTTCTAGTCGAGGGGGCCGTGCTGCGGCGCCTCAAGGCCGAGAAAGTAAGCCTGGCCAAGCTCAAGAAGGGGGAAGCCCGACGGGATCCTCTCTCAGAGGACCTAGCCCTGGTGATGGGGCTGCTGTTCAAGCTGCTGGCCCCGATGCGCAACGTGCCCGCGATCGAGAACTGTGCCCGCGGCATCGATGCCATGGCCCGTGAGGAGGCGGCCTACTGGCTGGGGATGGCGATGCACCGCAAAAACCCGCGCCGGGTGCTGGCAGCTCTTCGTCTTCTGCTCTCTGCGAACTGAACTGAACTGAACTCATGACCAAACGCCTGATCGAAGAGTGGCTGCCGATCGCAGAGCTGGGCATTGAGAGTGTCCGCGAGCGGACGCCAATGACGCCCTTCCCGGCACCGAACAGACTGCATGTGTGGTGGGCCAGGCGGCCTCTGGTGGCATCTCGGGCGGCAGTGCTGGCGTCGCTTCTGCCTGCCGATGCCGATCGCAAGACCTTCATGCACATGCTCGGCATCCATGGGGATCCTGTGGGCTCCCGCAAGCGCATCGACGCAGCCAAACGCAAAGGTGAACGCTTTGAGGGAGAGGCCTATACATATAAGCGAGCCTTCATGTATAAGCCAAATGAACAGGAGGAATTCTGGCTGTTGGATCAGATCCAGAAATTAGGTATCGGTAAACCTGCAATACTCGATCCAACAGCAGGGGGCGGGGCCATCCCCTTTGAGGCAATGAGACTGGGTTGCACCTCATTCGCCAATGACATCAATCCAGTTGCTGTGTTGGTGCAGAAGGCCACTTATGAGTGGCCCGCCAAGTTTGGCCCCGCAGTGCTTGAGCAGTTCAAGCGGCTTTCTGATGAGTTCGTAAATCGGCGAGAGAAGCGACTGGCGAACTACTACCCCGCAGAACCAGAACCGAATTGCATCCCCACCAATTACCTCTGGGCTCGCACCATCCACTGTCCCTACTGCGCCGGCAAAGTACCTCTGTCTCCAAACTGGAAGCTGGCGCCCGATGGCACCGGCGTGAAAGTGGTGCCGCAGCTGGGCGAGGGCCCGGGCGAAGCCGGCCGTCACTGCATCTTTGAGATCGTGGGCAGTGCTCGCGAGCAGAGCAATGGCACTATGAAGGGTGGCGATGCCACTTGTCCCTACCCCGACTGCGGCCGTGTGATCGACGGTGACCGGGTAAAAGCCCAGGCCCAGGCCGACGGAATGGGCGAGCAGCTGTTCGCGGTGGTTTTCAAGCGCAAGCTCCCCACCGAGTACACCAAAACAGGTAAATCCAAAAAAGCTAAATGGGAGCGGGGCTACCGTGCCCCTCGCCCGGAGGACAACAGCATTGCCGCGATCGAAGCTGCCTTGGCAGAAAAGATGCCGGAATGGGAGGCACTGGATATGGTGCCGAATGAATTGTTGCCGATGGATACCGAGTCATGGACGCATGGCAATACTCCAGCGCAGTACGACGCCACCAACTTCCTCGCGTTGTTCTCGCCTCGCCAACTTCTCTGCCATGGAACCAGCGTGGAGATCTTCCGCGAACTCGTGAAGGAAGAAACTGCTCGAACTGGTGGCCTAAGTGACCTCGAAAGAGCGGCATTAGGCTATGTAGCGATAGCAATTGATACCTTGCTCAACTACAACTCAAGATCTTGCAGATGGGATTCAACAATCTTGCGAGTTCGCTCCGTCTTTGATAGGCACGACTTTGCCTTCAAGGTATCTTATGCCGAGGTGCCTGCAATTGTTTCGGGTGTTGGTTACGACTGGGCTTTTGAAAAGACCAGTCGCTGCATTTCTGAGCTTATCGAGTTAATCGCCCCAGGCAGTGCCGCATCCACTAGCGCAGGCCCTTTGTTCGCCGTAGGCCCTAAGGCAATGGCCCCGCCCCAGCAGTCGCCAGCGGTAATCAGCTGTGGCTCTGGCGATTCCCTCGCCCACCTGGAGGCCGGCTCGGTGGATGCAGTGGTGATGGACCCTCCGTACTACGACAACGTGATGTACGCGGAGCTGAGTGACTTCTTCTATGTCTGGCTCAAGCGCACCGCTGGCCTGCTCTACCCCGAGCTGTTCATGGCTCCGCTCACTGATAAAGACAACGAAGCCGTCGCCAATCCTGCCCGCCATGAGGGTAAGAAGGGCGCTAAGGCTCTCGCTGGTCTGGACTATCAGCAGAAGATGGCTGAGATTTTTGCGGAGTGTCGCCGCGTTCTCAAGGACGACGGAGTGATGACATTGATGTTCACCCACAAGGCCACGGGGGCCTGGGATGCGCTCACCAAAGGCCTCATCGATGCGGGCTTCGCGATCACCGCTTCCTGGCCGATCAACACCGAGGCCGAGGGCTCCCTCCACATCAAAGACAAGTCGGCCGCCAACAGCACGATCTTTCTTGTCTGCCGTCCGCGTCCTGAGCTGAAACCACAAGACGGCGTGCAGTACTGGGAAGACCTCGAACCCCGCGTGAAGGCTGCAGTGCGCCAGCGCATCGAGCAGTTCCAGGCCGGTGGCATCCGGGGTGTGGACCTCTACCTCTCCTGTTTCGGCCCGGCACTGGAGGAATTCTCTCTGCATTGGCCGATCAAGCGCGGCCAACCCCGGCCGATCGAGGAGCGCACCAAGAAACGCGGTCGGGCCCAGCTCACGCTGGAAGAACTGCTGGCCAACGATGATCCTTATGCCGTGAGCCCAGAAGACGCGCTCGATGCCGCCCGCCGCGAAGTGAAGGCCTGGCGCATGGAGAAGCTCACTTCCGGCTCTCGCCGGGCCCAGCTCGATCCACTCACGGAGTGGTTTGTGCTCGCTTGGGATGCCTTCGAAGCTCCGCAGTTCCCTTTCGATGAAGCGTTGCGGCTGGCTCGTGTCGTCGGGCTCGACCTCGACAAGGACGTAGTGGGAGTACTGGCTGAGAAAAAGGCAAGCGATCTGATCATCTGGGACAGTTCCACCCGCGCCACCAAGGGGAAGCTCGGCGCCCCCGATGGCACCAAATCCTGGATCGATGCCATCCACCACTGCGCCCACCGTGCCCGCAGCATCGACCTCAACGCCGCCAAGCAGCTGCTCGATGACAACGGCCTGGCCAACAGCCCCGTCTTCCTCACCGCCCTGGAGGCCGTGCTGGAAGTGCTGCCCCTCTCCGCCCGCTACACCGGCTTCGATCCGGTGAAGGCTGCCGCGCCGGCCGCGTCGGACTTCGAAGCCCTGGAGAACCTGCGCCGCCTTGCCCTCGCAGAACAGGTGCCCGCGCCCAAGCAGCTGGAGTTGGTGTTGGCGGAGCTGGCTGAGGCATAGGCAGCCATGGCAGGCCTCGCCGATCACGCCTGGAAGGGGCGCTTCAGCAGCTCGATCGAGAGCCTGTTGGAGGGGTTCTACAGGCCGGCCCTAATGGATGCCACCCGCTACTGGCGCATCACCGGCTACTTCACCAGTCGTTCCCTGCTCCAGGTGCTGGAGGGGGTGGAACAGCTGGTGGCGGCCTCACCCGATGGGATCGGGCATGGACAGATGCGCTTGATCACAGGTGTGTTCCTCAGTGAGGCCGACATCGCCGCCCTGGCGGCTGGAACTCCTACTGAAACCGTTCTCAGCGATCACCTTTCGACCCAGTTCCCCTTCAAGGGTGTCGAGCCAGGCGGCCAGGGAGCCGCAGCCCTCGGGGCCGAGCTTCTTGCCTGGCTGGTGGGCCGTGGGCACCTTGAGATCCGCGTGGGGCTGCCCCTCATCGACGGGTTGATCGTCAACGACGGCGCGATCTTCCATGCCAAGGAAGGTGTGATCGAAGACAATCACGGCCAGCGGTTGGGCTTCAGCGGCAGCGTCAACGAAACGCCCAACGGCTGGACCAGCAACTTCGAAACCATCCAGACCTTCTGCTCCTGGAAGCCTGGTGGCGCCGAAGCCATCGATGATCTGGAGGCTGGCTTCCTGCGGCTCTGGGAAAACCAAGACTCCGGCGCCCGCACCCTCACCTTGCCCGAGGCAATCCGCCAGCAGCTGGCCATCTACGCCCCGGCCGAGGGGGTCCTGCCTCGTCGCCTCCAACCCTTCCTCAAGGATCTGCCCGCACCGGAGCCAGACCCCGTCGTTGAGATCGTCCCCGACCTCGATGAACGGCGCCGCATCGTGTGGAGCTACGTGCTCCAGGCCGCGGCCAGCGATCTGCCCGGGGCCGAACGGGTTGGGGAAGGCACCAGTGCGGTGACCCCCTGGCCCCATCAGCAGCGGGCCTTCCAGCGCCTCTGGCAGCAGTGGCCGCCCAGGCTGCTGATCGCCGACGAGGTGGGCCTCGGCAAAACGGTGCAGGCCGGCTTGCTGCTGCGCCAGGCCTGGTTGAGCGGCCGCGCCCGCCGCATGCTGGTAATGGCACCCGCGTCGGTGCTCAAGCAGTGGCAGCGGGAACTGCGCGAGAAGTTTGGCCTTGACTGGCCCATCTACAGCGGCAAGTCACTCGACTGGCAGCCCACCCGCTTCCGCCCAGCTGGGCTCTCCCGGCCCGTGGACCGGAGCAGCTGGACCGCAGAGCCCTTTGTGCTGGTCTCCAGCCACCTGATGCGACGGCGCGACCGCCACAAGGATCTGCTGGAAGCCGAGCCCTATGACCTGGTGGTGCTCGATGAAGCCCACCACGCCCGCACCCGTCGGGAGAACAGCAGCAGCGGCGGTGAGCGCCTCCGCCCCAACACCCTGATGCTGCTCATGCAGCAGCTGCGCCAGCGCACCAACGGCCTGCTGCTGCTCACCGCCACACCGATGCAGGTGAGTGAGCTTGAGGTGTGGGATCTGCTCGCCCTGCTGGGCATGCCCCCTGAGTGGACCGAAGACGCCTTCGAGCGCTTCTTCGAGTGGGTGGAGAAGGAAAACCCGGATGAGGCCACCCTGTCGTACCTGGCTGGGTTGTGGCGCAGCAGCGTGTCGGCCTTTGGTGAGGCACCGGGCAATGCCATGCCGGAGGATCTGCGGAAGTCGCCGCTGCGCAAACGCAAGGCTCTGCGGGCCCTCAACGACACCGACCCCCTCTCCCGCCGCAATCTCGGCATCGAGATCCGTCAGGCCTCACTGGCCCTGGCCAAACGCTGGACCCCGGTGCAGGGTCTGATCTCCCGCCACAGCCGCAACCTGCTGCGGGCCTACAAGCAGCAGGGATCGATGGATCTGGCCATCGGCACCCGCCACGTGGACGACCGCTTCCTGGAAAGTACCCCCGATGAGCGGGCGCTGTATGACGCGGTGGAGGACTTCATTTCCACCCAGTACGCCCAGGCATCTGGCCAGAAGAAATCGGCGGTGGGCTTCGTGATGACGATCTACCGCCGCCGGCTGGCCAGCAGCGTGGCGGCATTGGTCTCCACTCTGGAAAAACGGATGGCCGGCCAGCAGCAACAGCTGGAGGAAGACGCCGCCGCCAGCGAAGACGACGACATCACCGGCGAGCTCACCCTCGATCTGGAGGGCATGCAGAGCGCCTTCCAGGAGGCCTCGCTCCAGGGCGAACTCGATGCCATCGCCGTACTGCTGGATCAGGCCCGCCCACTGGTGGGCCACGACAGCAAAGGGACGGCGTTCCTTGAGGCCATTGATGAACTCCAGGTCCAGGACTACAAGCAGGTGATCGTCTTCTCCCAGTACACCGACACCGTCGATGCCCTCAAGGCGCTGCTGATCGGTGCCGGGCGCACCAGCCTGATGACCTTCACTGGTCGCGGTGGCGAGATCCTGCAGAAGGGCGGGGTATGGAAGGCCCTGAACCGCGAGGCCACCAAACGGGGCTTCAAGGAAGGCAAGGCCGAGATCCTGCTCTGTACCGATGCGGCAGCCGAAGGCCTGAACTTCCAATTCTGCGGCGCCTTGATCAACTACGACATGCCCTGGAACCCGATGCGAGTGGAGCAGCGCATTGGCCGCATCGACCGCATCGGCCAGACCCACGAGCAGATGGAGATCATCAACCTGCATCTCGATGGCACCGTGGAAGCCGATGTGTACCGGGCGCTGAAAGGCCGGATCGCGATGTTCGAGCAGGTGGTGGGCAAGCTGCAGCCGATCCTGGCCAAGGCATCAAGCTCGATCACTCAGGCCACCCTCGTCAGCCGTGACCAGCGAGAGAAGGCCCGGGCGTCTGCCGTGGCGGCTGTGGAGCAGGAGCCCGAGATCAAGGGTCTGGACCTTGATGACGTCCTCCAGGACCTCGATGCCATCCGCGATGTAGTGAACACCCTGCAGCCCTCTCCGCTCACTCTGGCCGATCTGGAAGGCATCCTCAGGCAACCGGCGCTGCTGCCACCCGGTTGCAGTGCCCGCTCGATCGGCGCCTATGACTTCGCCTGGACCCAGCCTGGTCTCGACAAGGAAATGCGCGTCACCTGCAACGCCTCCTACTACGAAGACAACAGCGATAGCTGTGAGCTATGGGTGCCTGGGAGTCCGCTGTTTCCGATGGAGGGGTGCCAAGCTCTTGCGAACACAAATACCCCTCAACGAACAACCTTTGAGGATGCAGTTAAAGCCCTTTAAACACTATTGCTCTGAGTATCATGCTGTATCGATTTCAGGAGTGTCTTAGTCGGATGAGGAGCAGCCAACCGCCCTCCGGCGTCATTCTTTATCGAGGAATGACCAAATCCAAGACTGAGCATGACCTCACCGAGAATAGACTGCACTTTTCAAGAGCGATCATTCACGACAACGACACTCAGGAAAGCGAGATGTTTAAGACAAGGGAGGAGCAGAAGCGGGAACTTGAGCAACTAGGACTTGGAGGCGAAAACCTGATACACGAAGACCAGCGGAGCAAGGAGTTCTTTGAGCGCGCCGATAAGCTCTACAGCGGGTTGTCTTACATTTGTAGTTGGTCACATTCTAGATCGGCGGCGCTTGAGTTTGCTCAACCATTGCATGATCGAGTCCTTCTCCAGATTTCTGAAGGCGATTTGGTCAAGTGTCTTCAGGAATGCTTTTATCGATGGAACCGACAGCAGCCCGGTGAGCATGAGATGACACACTCTGTTGGCAGCTTTCGCGATGACTGGAATCCTCGGGCTGTGAGGTTCGCATATGGGAAGATTGACTATCCCGATCCTTCTGACTGCAGTTCAAGCTCCCCATTTCGCCTAGGCCGGGCGATGAGACTCCCCGGAGGTCCCGACGACGGAGATCTCCAGGAAGAAGATGAATGGAGAATCTCTCTTGACCTCTCTGAGGTTTCCTCGTCGATCTATACAGAACGGCTAGTCAAAACCGGCCTGCTTCCCAAAGCTTTGGGTGATATCACTGCATCAACTGGGGCTGATGAGCTTGAGCCCATGATTTCCTTTAATGGCAGTCACGGTTTATGGCTGAATGATCTTCAGCTTCTGGAGGCAAATAGCTTCCGTCTTGAAGTTCTGTGAATCACCTGTGGATTATTTTGCGGTCTTCGGATGTAAGGTAGATCAATCCTGAAGGATCACCGATGCTGGGAATGATCCTATCTGCATCCAGAGAGATAACACCAGTGCAGGCCAAGCCAAGTCCAGCTAAGATCCCAAGGTACGTTGGCTTACACGAGGTGGCTCCTACCGGCACCTTCCAAGAAGATGTCCGGAAGGCCGTCCTCCGCTGGCTTCATCGTGGAAAGAATACAGGTTTTTCATCTGTAGAAGAAGGATCAGTTACTTTCGTCAGTGCTATAGGTAAGAGAGATGAAAATCAGGATAGGACCGTCTTCCTTCGGTTGATACCTCAGCGGGAGGGATGGCCTATGACAACAGCCCTAGTCCTTTGTGACGGCATGGGTGGCATGAGGGAAGGTGCTACATCCGCAGAGTTGGCAGTTAGCTCCTTTGTTGCCGCGTTCTCCGCCTCAAAGTCAGACTCTCTGGTTGATCAACTTCGCAACGCAACCGAAGCCGCTAACGAAGAAGTCTTTAGGCATTTCTCTGGCAGAGGAGGCGCGACCTTATCCGCGGTTGGATCCACCAGCAATGGCGACTGGGCGTGTGTAAATGTTGGTGATAGTAGGATTTATGGATTTTTAAAGAGTGGAGAAATCAAACAGATCTCTACAGACGATAGCCTGGGAAATATTCTATCTGGAATGGAGGTTCAAACTCCGCCGTCTCAGTTTAGGGAATTGCTTCAGTATGTAGGGATGGGCAAAGGGATCCAGGTTCATGGCATCCCAGTATCCGACCCTGATCTGTATCACTGCCTATTTCTGACCTCTGATGGTGCCCATGAAATCGACCAGCAGCTATTCAAAGAAATCGTTGTAAGTGCAGGCTCGTCCAGGGAAATCGCACGCAGGCTGACTGTTTTATCTGAATGGAAGGGAGGTAAAGATAATGCAACTGTTGCCGCTTGGGACATCAGCCCTGGAGTGTCTTTGGGGTTTAGCCCAGCTGACAGGGGCTTTTTAGAGGTGTGGGGTATTTCAGGCAAGTTCGAAATTACGTCAAGACAAGAGGCTAGGTCTGCAATGTTTCGAGGCAAGGAACCAGAGCCTAATCGACCACGGCGTCGTAAGCCTCCTACTGCTAGAAAGGCTGGAGCGATCGTGGAAACAGCGCAATCAAACCAAGGAAGCGAGAGCCTACAGGCCATCCATGAGGCATCCCAGGATGCCAGCAGTGAAAATCGATCTGTAGATGCCGTGATCAAGGATCTTCATGAGCCACAACTACGAATAGAGCTTTCGGAGACATAGTCCTCCTCATGATCCCCTCTATACCTGATCGCTACCAGCCCACGGGCGAAGTTTTACACGGAGGCATGAGTGATATCTATATATGTAACGATATTCTCCTCGAGCGCACAGTTGTTGTCAAGTCTATCGGCGATCCGAGTCAGCTACATCGGGTCGTAGATGAAATTAAAGCTCTGCAGAAGCTAAGGTCTAAGCATGTTGTTCAGATCTATGACTACTTCGTAGACTCAGAAACCCAGCAGATATGTATTGTTGAGGAGTATGTTGCAGGGCCGGGCCTCCAGGACTTTCCTCCAGCAGGATCATCCTTGTCTGTCAATGAATACCTTCTTATTCTCTACCAGGTGGCATCAGGCTTATCCGACCTTCACGACCAAGGGATTATTCATCGAGACATCAAGCCTGACAACATCAAACGCGATGACGGGGGACTCGTTAAACTCATTGATTTTGGACTGGCACGATTTGCCGGAATCAATGATAGAACAGTTGGATTTTCTGGCACTCTTGTCTATGCAGCCCCTGAGCTGGTTAAAGATCAGCCTGTAGGATTTACAAGCGCAATTGACGTGTATGCCTTTGGAATCCTTGCCTGGCATCTTTCTGGGCAGGGCATACCACGTGAACTCGCGTTGATTCCACCACTACTTGATAATACTACTAGCTTCGCTTCGCTGACTCTTGATCTTCCTGATACTTTGGTGGATCTTCTAAATCTTACGACACGACTAAACCCAGCTGAAAGGCCTAGAATCTCAGAGATTGCTCAGGTGCTACAAGCGGAGTTGCTCAGGAATAAACATAAGGGCATGCTTGTTAGCGGGAACAATATCTTTGTTATGAGCTCCGAGAAGCCTGGGGCCCTTCTGCAGATAGATAGTACGTTGTCCATTACAATCAGATACACTGGACTGGCCTTTAGAGTTGCAGCATTAGAGGGTGTTGTGGCGATTAATAACTGCCGAGCTCGGGTGAGTGATGTCTTGCCGAAAAGTTGTGTCATCACCCTAGGAGATGTAGGGCAAAGACGCATATTTGCAACATTTGACATCTCAAATCCCGAGGTAGTCCTATGAGTGGAGACCAAATCCATGTTCAGGGTGATGAGATCAATTCGCGCTACATAGTTCATTCATTTGCAGGCGAAGGAGGCATGCAGGAGGTCTATCTTGCACGCGATTCGCACTTGCAAAAGGAGGTGGCCCTTAAAGTTCCCAAAAATAGGTCTGCTCAGAAGCGTTTTCAGAGAAGTGCCGTTGTCAGCGCAAAAGTCAATCATCCTAATGTTGCCAAAACACTTGATTACATCGAAGTCAATGGCTCTCAGTATCTTGTAGAGGAGTTTATCGCTGGCACGGATATAAAACAGGGCCTGCTGGATCGTCTGGCCGCTGTTGACCCAGCACTTGTAGCGAAAGCGATGCACCACACAGCCAAAGGCCTCGATGCATCGCATAGGGCTGGAGTTATTCACCGCGATTTGAAGCCCAGCAACGTAATGTTCACGGGTGGGGCGGGCATCAGAGAAATTAAAATTACAGATTTTGGCATCGCCAAAATGGCTGGTGACGAAATCGCGGAAGCTGTCGAGGGTGGTGAGGCATCAATCTCTGCATCAAAGACTGTTGTAGGAGCACTCCCCTATATGGCTCCAGAAATGATTACCGATCCTCGCAATGCCGACAAGCCTTCCGATGTATGGGCTATTGGCGCAATGACCTATGAGCTTTTGGTGGGCGAACCTCCGTTTGGAGTTGGATTGACCGCCGTGCCAAGAATCCTTCAAGCTGAGCTACCAGTTCCGTCTGTCGCGTTTACTGGCAAAACGCAGTTCAAGACATTAGCTGATGAAGTCCATCAGCTTGTCATCGCATGCCTCAGTAAGGACCCAGCTGCCAGGCCGTCAGCAAAGCAATTAGCAATTCGGTGCGAAGCTCTCTGTTACTCGGTTGACGAAAGACTTGAGGGCACCTGCTCAGCCATTAGACCTCCTGGAAACACTGGTTTTATCAGCCAGGACGGTGGAGGCGTTGTCTTTTTTCACCGGCACAGTGTGTATGGACCAATGCCATCAGAGGGTGACCGAGTCAGTTTTTCGTGCTTCCCAGGTTTTCCCTATCCTCGCGCTCATCCAGTCGTGATTACCAAGTAGAGGCGGAAGGGGCTGATTTGCCACTCTTCTCTTGTGTCCTGGCGTGGTCCTTGGGCAGAACTTTCGATTGGTCTTGGTATAAGTTCTTGGTAATAGAGCACACTGCAAGCTGTCGCAGTGACGGTGCGCCCTTGGTGCGCATCTTCTGCTGGGAGGATGCGAAAGGCTCCTGCTCGCTCGGCCATGCCAGCCTCGATGCTCTCGCCGCTGGCGAGCACTACATGCTGAATCAGTTGACAGTTTCCGCACAGCCGAGCTGTTGGTTCAGCCCCCCCGCCGAATCGGTGCTGGAGCAGTGGCTGGCGGCTTAGGCCACGGCCTCGCGGCTCAGCGTGCTCGAGGGCCTCTCGCTGTGAGCCGTCGCGGCTCAGCCGCAGATCAGCCAGATGGCCCTGTGTAGGGCCCAGAAGATCGCCAGCGCGGCCCTGCAGCTGCAGCCCATAGGTACGGGCTGAGCCCAATCAGCTCAGCTCTGCTCAATAACCAGCGTGGAGAGCGGCCACCAGCCGCTGCCGCCTTCGTCGTAGGCCAACTCCACCATCGGATCGTCCTCGGGCGTCTCGGCCGCAAGGCTGAGCACTGTGGCTCCGGTCTCTGGGCTGATCAGATCCCGCCAGCAGCGCGAGCCAATCGACGGCAGGAGTGTCGTGGTGTCAGGCATGGGTCACGGGCTCACCATCACCCGGTTGCCAGCGCCGCTGTTGCTCACAGCCGCGAACTGTCGCCGCTGGGGAGACCAACAAAGCGCGCGCCAGCCCAGATCAGCCGGGGAGCTGCGCACCGTCCAGTTGAGACCATCGGCGCTGGTCATGATCCGGTTGCCGGTGCCGCTGCTGCTCACCGCCACCAACAGCTCCCGCTCCGGCGCCCAGCAGAGGGAGGTCCAGGCGTTATCGGCTGCCGAACTGCGGCTGCTCCAGCTGAGCCCATCCGGGGAGGTCATCACCCGGTTGCCCCGGCCGCTGCTACCCACCGCCACCAGCAAACCCAGCTCCGCCGCCCAGCAGAGCGCCGTCCAACTGTTGGCTGCGGCGGCTGTCCGCAGCGTCCAGTTGCGGCCATCGCTTGAGGTCATCACCCGCTGGCTCCCGCCGGTGCTGCTCACCGCCACGAACAGCCCCAGTTGAGGCGCCCAGCAGATGGAGCGCCACTCCTGATCCGCGGCAGCCGGGCCGGCTATCCAGGTGAGGCCATCACTGCTGGTCATCACTCGGTTGCCCGTGCCACTGCTGGCTACGGCCACGAGCAGGCCCAGCTCGGGTGCCCAGCAGATCGAGGTCCAGTTGTTGTCGACCGGCGTCGCACGCAACGTCCAGCGGCGGCCATCCGGTGAGGTCATCACCCGCTGGCCCGTGCCGCTGTCGCTGACGGCCACGTACAGCCCCAGCTCGGCGGCCCAGCAGAGCGCCACCCAGTTCTGATCCGCCGCTGATGGTTGGGGGCTCCAGCGGATGCCATCGCTTGAGGTCATCACCCGGTTGCCGCTGCCGCTGTTGGCGACGCAGGCGTAGAGCTGCAACTCCGGCGACCAGCAGATCGCCTGCCAGCTGTTGTCCGCCGCCGAGCGCACGGTCGACCAGAGCACACCGCTGATTCCCAGCACTGGCGGCGGGCTCAGGAGGTCTGCCATCGCCGCTGCCGGCAGCTGGTAGGTGCCGGCCTGGGGTCCGACGGGACGGGTGATCGCCAGCAGGTCGCCTGGTTGGAGGGTCATCAGCTGCGGCGCTCAGGGCAGGGCCGGCAGGGTGCTCAGGTCCAGCGGCATGTAGTCCCCGGCCGGCTGGGCGGTGGCCATCGCTGCCTGCAGCTGGGCCGCGTCCACCACCCGACCGGGGGTGCCGTCCGCCAGGGCCAGCGGATCAGCCAGCTGCACCACGCCGGCAGCCGTGGTGGTACCGGGCTCAACGCTGAGCAGCGGTTGAGCCGGGTCGCTTTCATCGACGGCCAGCGGTGCGGCCACCTGGATGCGGATCACGCCGGCGCCATCGGGCCCCAGGGCGGCGTTGGCGCTCCAGTTCGTGCCGTCAAACAGCAGCAGATCCCCCTGGGCGATGTCCGCTCCGGCGATGCCGCTCCAGCTCGCCAGGGCAGGGCCAGCGCTGCTGGCGAGGTACACATCCCCCGCTTCGGCCCCAGCCGGGGCCTCGGTGGTGGTGGGGTCGATCGCGCCTCTGTAGGTGAGCGCGCCAGGGATGGCGGCATGGAGGGTGCCGTCGGCATCCACCGAGAGGTTGGTGCCGGGCTTGATCGCACCGATCGCCGCCGCGGTGGCTGGGCTGAGCATGAACGCCTTGACCTCATCAGCCGTGGCCCGGAAAGGCGTGCTGCCGCGCTGCACCAGCAGCAGGTCGGTGGGCAGGGGCAGGGAACGGCCGGCGGTGCGGCTCTCGGTGGTGGTGGCCATGGCGATCAGTTCAGAGGGGGGGGGTAGGACGAGAGATCAGGGCGGCAGGGGGCTGAGCAGGCGCAGGTCCAGCGCGATCACCACCACCCCATTGCTGGCGGCAGCACTGAGCAGCGGCGCCAGGGCCTGTACTGCGCTGACTCCGGACGGGGGTGGTTCAGGAGTGCCGCCGTCCTGCAGCTGGGCCTGTCCCAGGAAGATCACCCCCTGCGGCCGACTGCTGCTGCGGCACTGGGCCGTCAGCTCGGCCAGCACAGCCGGATCGGGAGTGGCCATCGGCGCCAGGGCAGTGCTGCTGAGCTGTTGCCAGCCCCCAGCCAGGAATGCGCTGGCTGGGACAGCGCTGGCTGCTGGGATCAGAGCAGGGCATTCCCCAGCTCCAGCGCGGCGAGATCCGCGGCATCGTTGATGCCCTCGTTGCTGACGCTGGCAGTGCCCGATGCACTGGCCTGGGCCTCCAGCGCCATCGCCTGCTCCACGAGTTCGGCCTTGGTCTGGCTGCCATCGAGCTCCACGCCGTAGACGGTGGAGCAGAACTCCACGATCTGGGCCTTGGTCATGGCCTGGAAGTCGGTGGGCTCAGAAGCCAACAGGGCCTCTCCACCATCGGTGGTGGTCTCCAACGGGTCGGCGGTAGGAGTGGGCTGATCTGGCGCTAGGGCGGTCTCCGTCGCTGCCGGTTGCTCCGGCTCAAGGTCGAGCGCATCCACCAGCTTTGGCTCCGGCGCGTTGTCCCCGGTGTCCACCGGGACCGGCTCATCGCCGCCACTGGTGCTGCTGAGCAACTGCCAGCCCAGGGCCTGCCAACCGGCCAGGTGCACCGGCCAGATCGAGCGGGTCACGCCGTCCTTGGCGATCAGCAGCTGACTGGGCGGCAGCAGCGAGGCATCGCCCACGCCTGGATCAGGTGTGACGTTGAGCCGCTGCTCCGGGCCGGAAAGACGCACGGGTGTCGAGACGGGGTTGCTGCTGTCGATGGGCTGCAGCAGCTCCAGCGGCAGGGCCTCAGCTCCGGCGGCTGCTGTGGTGAGGGTGTCGAGGGTGTTGTCCATGGCGCTCACCTCACAGCCCCTGGTTGGCGGTCAGCGCCACGGTCATCCCCACTGGCGTGGCGGGAGAGACCGTCGCCCGCGCCAGCCGCAGGCAGGGCGGGGTGATCAGCGCGCTGTCGGCCGGGTTGATCAGCAGCGCGGCGCCGCTGATGATCGCCTCCACCTTGCCGCCGGCGGCGGGGATGGCGACGGCCGCGGCGGTGATCCAGCTGCCGGCGTTGCCATCGGCCAGCAGCGGCGCCAGCTCCAGCGTCACGGTCACGGCCTCGCTGTGGCCGGGGTGGGAGGCCACCAGCACAAAGGAAGCAGTGGCATCGAGATCGGTGCCGAGGTTGACGACATCACCGCTGCTGCGGGTGTGCTCGTAGCAGTCGGTGGCGGAATGGTTGATCCAGCCGACGAGCACCGTCTGGGCATCGAGCAGCCGGGTGGCGTGAGAGGTCATGGAAGGGTCTCCGGTAGGGATGGGATGAAGGGGTCAGGGCAGCACCAGCGGCATGGGCGCCACGTTGAACAGGCGCGCTGCCGCCTTGCGGTTGCAGACGGCAAAGCCCACGTACCAATCCACCCGCGTGCGGAACACCGGGGCGTCGTGCACCTCCCCGAAGTCGCGCACCGAGATGCCGTAGCGACCCTCGAACGGGCCCTGCAGGCCGCAGACCGCCGCATCCCCGAGCACGCAGCAGTAGATGGAGGTGGTGTCTCCCGGTTCGTCGTAGCCGAGCACGGCGTTGCCCTCGGCGTCCTCCTCCACCAGCAGGATCTCGATCCCCTCGAAGAAGTGCCGCCCGTCGATCACCTCGTAGAGGTCGCCGCCGGCCTGGCGGGAGGCGGTGCTGATCTGGCGGCGGGCGGCCTTGCTGGCGATCAGCACCTTGTCGCCGCCGTAGCCGATCACGCTGTCGGTGAGGGCTTCCAGGGCCAGCAGGTTGAGGGTGCTGCCGCCGTTGTCGATCGTCTGGTCCTCGCCGGGCGCCAGGCGCTTGCTCAGCCCGTTGAACGCCCGCGGATCGAAGGTGTCGTCGCCGTTGATGATCGCCGCCTCCAGCGTGAGGCGCATCGAGCGCACCTTCATCTCGGTCTGGGCAGCGCGGGCCTCAGGGCCCTGCAGGTCCACGATCGAGCGGTCCACGTCCAGATCACCGCCGAACAGGTGCACGAACTCCGAATCGGAGTTGATCACCCCATAGCTCTGGCGGTAGCCCTCATTCACCGCGCGGAAGCCGACGCGGGGCAGCTTGGTCTCCGCCGGGAAGCTCAGCGAGCCGCCCACGAGATTGCGGAAGGGCAGGCGGCGCAGCAGCTCCCCCTCCGCGAAGGTCTTGAGCACCGCCAGCTGTTCGGCGCGGCGGGCGTATTTCTGCGCCTCGATCAACGTCAGGCCCAAGGGCACGCTCCAGGGGCCTGGCCCCAGTGACAACAGCAGCTGTTGCCAGGTGTCCCAACGCCCCAACCACCGAGGAGACAGAACCGTGGTGGCCCAGCTCCTGGTGGATCGGCTACGCGCAGCCCTCCTCATGGTCCGGGCGGCCTCAAGGGCTGCGCGAGTCAGCCGGACTGGTGCGTTGGCTTCGCTGCGCTCCGCATTGCAGAGGGGGCTGCCCCTTGACCCCGCCCGGCCTGCTTCGGGGTCTCCGCTACGCCTGCCATGGCTTCCGCATCCCGGATCCGCGCCTTCCAGCTCCTGAGCTCCCGCACCCTGGAGTTCCTGTGCGAGGAGGCATCGGCCCACCGCCCGGCTCCTCTTGAGCGGCTGGAGCGCCTCTGCGCCGATCTGCTCTTCGATCGCCAGGTGGCCACGCCAGCTTCGGTGCCCGTCTGGTGCCCCGAGAGCGAGCTGCCCTTCTGAGGGGGCGGCCCCGGCTGCGGCTGGGGCGCTCTCTTTTGCCCGCAGCCGGCGGCCCTGAGCCAGCACTGGCAACAGGGCTCAGAAGCACCACGCCCATGGCCAGCCCCATGACCCCCGAGCGGTTCCAGGACCGCTTTGAAGCATTTCGCGGTGAACCCCAGCAGGTCTCCGGCGTCTGGACCCTTCATGCCGTGATCGCTGCCCTGCCCGGCAGCGAGGCCGTCCTCGATGAGCAGGCCCCCTGGGCGCTCACCTTCAGCCAGAAACCCGCGGCGCCCCCGGCCCCAGCAGTCCCCAGCGGCGGCCTCGATCCCCGCGGATCAGAAGAGGCCGGCATGGCCGGCCCCCAGAAGGCTGCCCCGGTCCAGCCCGGCGACACCTACCTGCTGGTGAATGACCGGGATGAGGACATGGAGGCCTACGACCACACCGGCCGCTTCCTTTGGAAGATCCCCTGCCTGGCCCGCGGCCAGGGGGCGGATACCGACTGGACCCAGAACAGCACCGACACCCCGCCAGGGCTCTACAGGCTTGGCCAGCTCTACGCCGACTACGAGCAGAACCCCAACCCGCCCTGCTCCGATACCGCCATGGGCTACGGCTGGTATTCCTTCGACATGGAGGAGCTGGAGGGCCAGGAGGTGGCCGTTGGCCGGGCCGGGATCATGCTCCACGGCGGTGGATCGGCCTGCGGCTGGCCCGGGGCCTGGGCAGCGCAGCAGCCCCTGCACCCCACCCTCGGTTGCGTACGCCTGCACAACGCCGATCTGCGCGACAAGGTGCTGCCCCTCTACCGCCAGGGCACCGTCTATGTGGGGGTCTTCCAGGAAAACAAGTGACGAGGGGGCTGGTGCTGCCACCGGCTGGGGCCTGATCGCGAGGGAAGAGAAGCGATGCAAGCCAACCCAGCACCCCGACCGCCCAAGCCGCCGTTCGACCGCGAGCGGTTTGTGTTCAAGATCCTGGCGGTGGTGATCGGCACCCAGCTGCTGATCTATTCCCTCGCCGCTGGGGTCTGCGGTCAGCGGGCGCTGGAGGGCCGGCCTGTCGGCCAGATCTGCCCCGGCACGCTGGAGCAGCTGCAGGGCGGCTTTGATTCCACCCTCAAGCTGCTACTGGCGCTGCTGGGTGGAGCAGCGCTGTCGCGCATGGACCGGTAACGCCTGGAAGCGAGCGGGGGGCTTGCTCCCGGGCCTCTCCAGTCTGAGGCCCTCCTGGCGTCGGGCCTCCGCTGGGATCGGTCCCGTCGCTGCGCCGCTCTTGGCGCCGATCACCATGGCCACGCTCTCATCTGCCGCCTCACCGTTCTGCCGGCCTGAGGAAGATCCATTCCTGCTGCTCGAATCCACGCTGCGCTCGGTGGAGGAGATCCTGCTGCGTCGTCGTGGGCTGCCGCTGCGCCGCACCTGGATCGAGCAGCCCTATGGAGAAGAAGAGCTCACCCTGCTGGAGGAGGAGGTGATTCCGGCGATCCAGCAGTGTCTGGCACGGGTCGATGAGCTGGATGAGCGGCTCTTGGCCAAGCAGGAGCTGCTGCAGCGCTGTGAGCTCGAGCTCCAGCGCCAGCCACTGTCTGTGCAGAAGCTGCAGATGGCCTGAGCGCCATGGGTTGGGGGCTGCAGCTGCGGCCCCCTTGCCTGTGCCTCGATCCCAGGGTTGGTGGAGCAGCTCCACTGCACGGGCGCGGTGGGCGTTCAGCACGGAGTTGCATCCATACCCATGGGGCGTTGCTGGCCGGGCAGAGCGAAACCCCTCCGCAGCATGCCCCTCCGGCTTGCGCTGGCCAGGGCTGACGCGAGGCTCGCTGAGCTCGCCCCTGGCCAGCACTGCGCCTGCGGGGCGTCTGGTCGGTGTTCTCCGCTCCACCCCAGCCATGGCCACTCCCCAAGGCCCCGTCTGCGAAGTCCGCCTGCTTGTGGTTCACCGCTATCAGCCAGGAGTCCAGAAGCTCGGCACCACCCCCTGTGAGGTCGAGTTCTTGGGCCGCCGCGGCAAGCCCGTCAAGAAGATGCGGCTGATCCCCGCCGAGAAGGCGTTCGCCTTTGCCCGCAAGCTGCAGGGCACACCCGGCTGCACCGTCTCGGTCTGCTGAGCCTGGGGGCTCAGGCCCGGCTGCCGGTTGGTGGCCGGGCCTTACAGCCAATGGCGGTAGGCACTCCGCTGCCGGCGGGCCCTGGCTTTGGAGCGAGCACTGCCGAACTGAGGACTGCTGCCGTCACGGCGACGGCGCACCCAGACGCCACGGCGAATGAGCTGGCTGTCCTGGGGATTGGCCCGACGGGCGGCCACGATCGCCCCATAGCCCCGTTTCTGCTGGCGTTGAGCACGGGAGCGGGCCTGGCTGGCGCTGGCGGCCGGCACCACCGTGGCGGTGGATCGGTTGCGCCAGAACACCAGATACCAGGCCATCGCTCTACCGGCAGGGTGATCAGCGCCGCGGTGCAGCCGCCCTGGGGGTGGTGCCCTTGACGGCCTCCAGATAGAGCTCGGCCGTACTCAGGGTCTGCAGATTCACCGCCCCCCCGTGCTCATGGCCCGTTTCAGGCACAGCAGCCGTATAGAGGCCGCTCCGCTGCTGGAACAGGAAGCTGTACACCGGATGGCGGCGCAGCTCCTCCATGTAGTCGCCGTCGCTGAGGGCCACGCCATCGGCGGTGAGGGGCTGGCCCTTGCCGTCCACCGGCAGCAGCCGCTCGCGGCCGTCCACCTCCCCTAGCTGGAAGTGGCCGCCGCAGAGCGTCACGAAGGTGTCAAAGAACGTCCCCCGTTCATCACCGCCCACCCGGCCCTCAGCCTCGGAGAACAGGCGCTCCATCAAGCGCTCCTTGCGCAGGTTCTGCACCTGGGAGCGGGCCTCATCCCGTTCCTTTTCAACGCTCCGCACCCGGCGCAGGTTGGCCTCATTGAGCTGGCGTTCGCGCTCGCCCACCTGGCGTTCGAACTCCTCGCGCTTGCGCTCGGCGTCCTGCAGGCGGGCGTACTCGTCCGGGTTGATCTCCGAGAAACGCGACAACTGGGCGCGGGCCTTGCGCAGTTCCTTCTCCAGCTGGTTGCTGCGGCGCCGTTCAGCCCGAAGAGGGTCAGCACTGCTGGACGCGGCGGCGGGGGGATCGTCGTTGTCACTGCCACCAGCACCAGTGCCCGGCTCAGCGGTGCCGGGGTGGTCAAGCAGATCGTCGCCGCCACTCGGATCAAGGCCTCCAGTCGCCTCGTCGTCATCCCCGTCGAGGGGATCGGCGGCCATGGAAGGCGGGGTGGAGGAGGGACTGGAGGAAGGGCCCTGGTTGGGCTGCTGTTGGATCTGGGGCTGTCGCTGCCAAGGCGCAGCGGGATCGGAGAAGGAGCAGAAGGAAGAGGGCATCACCCATCACGGCTGTGGTGCTGCGGGCGCCCCGTCCGGGCTGCGCTCGCTCTCCCTGTTGCCAGCTCCTCAAAAGCCCTGCTCAGGCAGCTCATCCAGCACGGGAGCAGAGCGCCGGGCCGGCAGGTAGATCCACTCCCCCGTCGGCAGCGGCGTCGAGGGCATGTAGCCAGGCACCAGCAACTGCATCCCCGCCGGGATGGAAGTGGTGGAGCGGTAGACGGGCAGGAGCAGGGTGGTGCCAGCCGGCAGCGGTTCCTCGCTGGGCCAGCTGCTCAGCTCTGGGTTGAACTGGCGCAGCAGAGAGAGGCTGAGGTTCTGCTCGGCCGCCACGCTGCTGAGCGTGTCGCCTTCGGAGGTGATGTAGGTCTCGCTCTGCTGCAGCACCGGGTTGAGGCTGCGCAGCTTGCTTTCCGTGGTGCCATGCCGGCCAGCCAGCACCGCCAGGGAATCCCCCTCGAGGGCGGTGATCGTCTGGGTGCTCTCCAGCTGGGGGTTGATCCGCCGCAGGGTGGCCACGGTGGTGCCGTAGCGCTCGGCGATCAGGGTCAAGGTGTCGCCCTCCCGCAGCACCAGCACGATGTGGGGCCTGAGCACGAGCTGGATCGCTTCCCCCAGCAGCGGCTGCACCAACAGGCCGATGCCGCCTGGGCCGTAGTCCGCCCCGAAGTGCTGCACCAGGCAGCCCGCGAACTGGGCCCGGCCGCCGGATGGCAGACCGCCCTGGGGCGTGAGCTGGGCCAGATCGCCCAGCCACATCACCCCCTGGCAGGGGGCTTGCACTGTGCCCAGCAACTCCGGATTCCAGGGCAGCGGTGCCTCGTCGCGGAACCCGGGGGTGGCCCAGTCGAGCTCGGCGGCCAGCCAGTCAAAGGTGTTGCTGGTGCTCACCGGCAGGATCGCCGCACGGCAGAGGTAGCCCCGCAGCAGCACATCGCCCGGATCGGTGAGGGCGGTGTCGTTGTAGCCGCTGACGATGCCGCTCTGCTCGAGGAAGCAGTCGATCGCGTGGCGACGAATAGGCACCGGATTGCGGCTCTCGGGCCGGTCCACCTCAAACAGGCAGAGGCGGGCGTTGGCGTAGGGCTGCAACGCCAGCCAAAGAGGAGCAGCAAAGGGCTGGGCCAACCGGCTGTCGATCACCGGGCTGGCCGCCGGCAGAGAGACCAGTTGCCCCCACAGCGGAGCAGCGCGCAGGGGGTTGAGGCCCTGGTTCAACGGCGAGAGGGGCAGCTCCATTGCTCAGCCCCGCACCAGGGATCCCCGGAAGGGGTCCGGGTTGTACTGGCGCCAGTTCTGCAGCCGCGGCAACAGCAGGGCCAGCTGGCCGATGTGCTGGCTGCGCTGCCTCCCAAGCACCACCGCTGGCGACGGGGCATTGGGGTCCCACTGGCTTTCGGTTTCCTCCAGCAGCAGCTCAGTGGCGTATTCCACGACCGCCAACTTGCTCAGCGGCAGCGGGTTGGGCACCACGCCGCCGGCCACGCCCTTGCGTCTGCTGCGGATCGGGGTGTTCAGATCGGCTGGCGTGAGGGCCGCCAGTTGCTGGTCCAGTTCGGCGATGGCGTCGAGGTGGAGTTGGGCTGTGCACACCCCGGTGGGGTAGTGGGTCAGCAGCTGGGCCATTTCCCGATTCAGCGCCGCCAGGGCAGCACTGGTGACGGGGATGGACAGGGAGTTGCGCAGGGCCTCGGCATCACCGGGGCGCCAGGCGCAGGTGGGAGGGGAGGACTGGGTCATGCCCTCCGTTGCCAGCTCAGCCGCCAATGGGCCCGTTGGGCTTGCCCAGCCCCAGCTGCTGGCGCAGCTCGGCCCCATCGATCACCCCCCGCTCATGCAGCACCAGCCACTCCTGCACCGATGGCTGGGGTTTGCGTGGCGGTTGCGGCGGCACCAGCGGGCAGATCTCCACACTGCAGGCCGGTTGATCCGCCAGCTTTTCGCCAGTGAGACGGGTCCACTGCTGCAGCAGGGTGCTGAGCATCGAACGCTTCTGACCAGCCAGCGACTGCAGCACCGCAAAGCTCTGGCCGGCGGTGAGCGAAATCTCCAACTCGGTGCGGGCCGGGCCATGGCCGCCCGAGGGGATCAGGGCGTCGCGGCGCATGGCTTCTTCCAGCTGCTGCAGGTAGGCCCGGTGCTCCGCCAGCGAACGCGCTTCGATCTCGACCCACTGGAACTTGGCCCCCTCGGGCAGGTCCATGAAGGAGGAGGTGGAGAGCACCAGGCGTTGCGGGCGCTGGCCTTCTGCGCCGCCGGTGGCTGCACCCGTCCCAAGGGCGCCGTCGCTGCGGCGGAAGCCGTAAGCATCCACCAGGCCCGTGCGCACACCCACTGGCAGGGCAGTGCGGGAGAGGAGATCCTCGTATTCGCTCCGACAGCGGTAGTGGTTGAGGTACTGGTGGGCCAGGCCCAGGTGGGGCAGATCGCCTTCGCCAAAGGCGGTGCCATCCACCGAGTACCAGAGGGCCGGCAGATCAAAGCGCTGCGGCATCCGTACCGGCTCGCCCATCGGCACCAGGTCGTAGCCATCGGCGGCTGCCGGGTTGGGGATGGCCTGCCAGCTGCGCAGCACCAGGCCGTCATCGGTGACCGAGAGGCTCCGGTAGATCCACGCTTGTGGATCGGGCACCAGGCCGCCGTGGGCATCGATCACCACCGTGGGCACGGCGGCATTACCACTGGCAAAACGGGGCGGCAGGGCCTGGCGACGGGGCTCCCGCCAGACGATCTCCACCGGCCCCGACGCCGGAGCGCCGGTGGCGCCATCGGTGGGTAGGCGCCAGTTGAGCAGGTCGCCCCTGGGCACCAGCTGCAACCGCGGCAGCGAGAGCCGGTCCCCCTTGGCGAGTGCCTCCAGTCGGTCACCTTCGGAGGGCCACCGGTGCTGGGGCGGCAGCTGCAGGATCAGGCAGCCGCCATCCCGCAGGGTGAGCAGGTCGGCCAGGATCAGGAACACCCCCAGGTCGGTGCCCTGGCCGTCCACATCGGTGGACACGCGGCTCAGGGAGTCGGGCAGCTCCTGCCAGGCCAGCCGCGACAGCATCCCCGCGTAGGTACGCAGAGCATCGCGGTAGAAGCCTGTTGGCCTCGCCGCCTCCAGCCGCTTGAGGTAGCAGGTCTCGGGCTCCTCGATGCCGCGAGGGAGATAGGCCGGCCGGCGGCTGGTGCCGTCAGGCAGCTCCAGCAGGGTCCAGCAGTCGTAGACCAGCTGCAGTCGGTCCCTCAGGCCGGAGAGGGTGGGGTGTTCCAGCCAAGGGGGGTGGGCAGGGGCCTGGGGCGGTGCCTCGGCGGATGTCCGGGCGTGGCTGCAACGACGAGTGGACACGGTACGTTGAGGCTGTGCCGTCTATTGCCAGCCGCAGGGGCACGCTGGGGTTCAGAGGGCGCGGCAGCCTGGAGCATGTTTGGCAGGAACATATCCGGATCCGGTGAAGACCCTTCCAATAGAAACGCCGTGAACCAGATCCCTTGATAGCCACTAGTCCTACGCTGAAATACAGAGGTGAGCCTGGTTCTTGTGACACAAGATCAAGCCAATCAGGATTCACTGCGGGTAACAAGAATAAGAGTTAGACGCCGGAGGAAAGCCTAGGTGGATGAGACACGCTTTGAAAGTCTGTTGAAAGAACGGCAAGTTGCCGTCATCCATTTCTCGCACCATGCAGTCATGGGGCACAAGGTCACTTTTCCCAATGATCTGCTTCACGCAATCTCCTCCTTCAAGCATGAAACACGATCTTGTTGTGCGCTCTACCCAAGGCACGAGATGGATTTGCCTGGCTCGATCGGTGTGATTTTCAGCCCCAAATATTCGCAACTCCTGTCCGTTTCTTCCTGCGACTCCGGTTCATCTCATTATGCGGGCAGGGAAGGTTCTATGGGAGCAGCTCCGGAAGAGGATGCAATATTGGATAGCCTCAACGTGCCGATGGGGACGTACAACGAGTGGAGAATTCGAGGGGCCGTTCCGGTTGGGATTTTCATTGCTAACCCAATGTGGATCTTGGTTAAGCAGGAGTCAACTCTCACAGTTGGCGAAGAACGGATCACTGATATTGGTTGCGCACCTATCTCACTCCAAGCGGCTCAGATGGCCTTCCCCTCATGGCCGATCTATACTATGGGAGCCGAAGGAATTGAACAGCTTTAAGTGGCCGCTAGAGACTGACATCGCCTTGCTCCTAAGCCGCCAACCTAGGACCCTACCTTTTCTCGATCTATCTGCGGTCAGGTGATGGGGGCGAGCTTCGAAGGACTAACATAATTGTCCATCATGACCACAAACAAATTAATCAGCTATTGCAAGACTGGTGCCGCATAGGCGATTTGATTGAGAATCCTTGACAAGGCTTGCGCCATGAGCCCCAAAAGACTATATTGATGTTGGATCTGAGAGCGGGCTAGACCTGCTAGTAGGATCCCCCGGGCCCGCTTAAGCGGGCCCTTTCAACTATAAGCGAACAATTCCGAGTGGATCAGTTGAACTGGCCACTTTGCACAGGACTGAATCAAGACGGTCGATGTAGTTTTTCGCCCCTTTTTTCTTGACGTACGCATTTGGGGCGAGTTTTTGGTAAAGAAAATAGGCATTTACGTCGCTTAGCTGGATGAGATATGAGTGCAGCGAGTTGCGATGTACTGCATCTTCGACCAATGTAGTAAGTGGAAGATTGCGATATCCCAGCCCACCCCTATTGGATATTGGATTGTAAGCACTCATTTTTCGCGTAAGCAGACGTAATTTTCTCTCGTCGGTCTCGTCTACAAAAAGCAAACCCCTGTCTTGTGGGTTCTGAGGACCTGGGAAATTTCGATGTGACAATGTATTGTGAAATCTCTGGATTAGCGCGCGCCATGCATGTTCAAAGACATCATAGTCATTCCGCTTGCCAGCCTTGTCAACAACAACGTTGATTATGCTTAGGTCACTAAATGAATTTTGGAAGTCTATGACATCTCTTAGAATGCGTAGTCGCATTGACTTTGGTATTCTAGCTAGATCACCAGGCTTGTTAAGGAAGTGACTCGCGTGAATCTCTTCCCTAAGTTTCAATCCATATGTTTTTCGCAGGTGACGTCTGAACTGAAGAATATCTTCAATAAAGTCATGCCAGCGAAGCTCATGCAAAACCAGGCCGCTTAAGGCAAAAAAGCTACTGGATCCCCGCTCGCGGCCAATGTCTCCACTTTCATCGACATAGAGAAGAAACACAGACAGCAATCAAGCTGGAAGGATTCTACGGCTTGCCTCCATTGCCAGCGAGGCCTATCCTAAAAATGTGTTACATTAATCTTGGTAGCGCTAAGGGAAATGCGCCGCGATGGCAATCAATATCAAAGGCGATTGGATCTTTCCGCAATTCTTTTCTACGCCTTGTCGAATGCGCTGACCCAGTCGGTTGCATCTTGAGGGCTGAAAATAGGGCTGTTGCGAGCGATTCACTCGACTTGGAATGCCACGACCCTCACGGAGCAGGCATCCACAATCTCCTGCCACTGCTTTCTAGGTACCCCCATTCTCTCAATCACGTCTGTCAGGCTCACGCCCGAGTTCAGCAACCGCTGCCCCCGCGCATGAATCTCCCGCCATGTCGGCGGCACTTTGAGCAGGAAGCCGTTGTCTCGGAGAAAGTGGGTGATCTCTCCATTGGCGTAGGTGCGCCCGTAGGGGCGGAATGGGCCCCGTGAGGGGTCGTAACGGCGCGCCGCTTTGATCAGTCCGATCATCGCCAGCTGCAGCAGATCCTCTTTGGGATGGATTGTCCGCCGAGCGAAGTTGCCGGCGATCTTCTCGGCCAGGTCCCTGTGCTGTAGCGCCAGGGCATCGGCCGCGGCATAGGGCCGCACCGGGCGCTGCCGCCGTGGCCTGCAACGCACGGGTTGCTGACCCTGGATTCGGGGCAGGTGGTTTGCCGGCACCAGCAGGTTGATCTCCAGCTGCTGCGCCCGGGCATGGCATGCCGGCCGGCGGTAGCGCCGTTGCCGCAGCATTCGCGCCGCGCCTGCGGTATTCCCCACCAGCACCACCGTGAGCGGCAGCACCAGCTGCACCACCACTTCAGATGCTGGGCTCTCGAGCAGCGATGGCGCTGAATGTTCCCGCAGCGCGGACACCATCGGCCCGCTCACCGGCTCACCAGCAGCGGTGTCACCACCGGCTGGAGGCCCTGGGCCTTCCAGTAGCGCCCCTCCAGCCACAGGGCCCCATGGCAGAAGGCATCCACCAGATCCTTGCTGCCCCGGGGGAAGCGGATCGCCTCCTCCACCAGCGGCTGGGCGCGGTGGTGAAAGCGGACCTGACCGGCCTCGACCAGGGGGGCAACGGCATGGGCGCGGGTTTCCTTGCTCCCCCGGGCGGTGATCGGCAGCATCCCCGGCACGCGGCGCCGCAGGGTCTGCAGCACCGCCGGACCGTTGGCGGCGTCCTCGATCAGCACGGCATTGGGACGCAGGCCCTGCTGCTCCAGCGCCTCCAGACAACCCAGCAGGAAACGGATCACCTCCGGCAGGCCGAAGCGGTGCCGGGCGGCCCAGAGCACCTCGATCTCCAGGGCGGCTGATGGGGGCGGGCCGTCAGGTTCACCCGATCGGGGGTTGACCTGACGGGGCTGTGGTGCCAGCAGACCAACCAGGCAGAAGCCGCAGTAGTCGCTCTCCGCCTCTCCCTTGAAGGACAGATCACAGGAAAGTGCCAGCAGGGCGTACTGCCGCTGGCGGCCATCCGGCCTGGGAAATGGCGGCCGGATCCACTGGCGCAGGAAGATTGAGCCCGATGCCGGGCTGGGCCGCTGCTGGTACAACGCCGCCCACCAGTAGGCCCCCAGCCGAGCTCTGATCTTGAGCAGTTCCGGCAGGGGGAACCGCTCCGGGCAGAGGGCCTCGCCCGCCTGTCGCCAGTCGGGGATCAAGGTGCAGGTGAGCGGCAGCTTGGGCCGTTCTGCCGGGTCCTCGGCGATCGCCGGCAGATCGAGCACGGTCCACTGCTGCGGCGCCTCGCCCAGCTCCTGCTCAAAAAGCCAGCCGATCACGTCTTGGTGGTCCCAACGGGTGAGCACCACCACCTGGGCCGAGAGGTTCGGCTGGGTGCTGCCGTCCGGTCCGAGTACCGAGGCTGGTTCGGCGCGGGTCAGCCACACCGAGCGCAGCCAGTCGATCAACTTCTGCCGCAATGCAGGGCTGGCGGCATCGCCGGGGCCCTTGTAGGGGTCATCGATGATCCCCAGGCTGTAGCCCTTGCCGGTGAACGGGCCATCCACGCCGGCGGCGATGCAGCCGCCCCGCTGACGGGTGAGCCAATTGCCCACCGCCGCGGAATCGCGGGCCAGCAGATGGCCGGTGACCCGGTAGAAGTGGCGGGCTTCTCTGGAGTGGGCATAGGCCAGCTCCGCCGAATACGACGCAATCGCCGCAAACAGGTGCGGGTAGCGCTGCAGGAAGTAGGCCGGGAAGAGCTTGGACACCAGGAGGCTCTTCCCCAGCCGGGGAGGACAGGTGACGATCAGCCGGCTGAGCTGGCCATCGGCGACGGCCTGCAGCAACTCAATCAGTACCTCGGCCCAGCGGTGGAAGCCGTAGCGGGGATAGGCCTCGGCGATAAAACTGCCCAGGCTCTGGGGCTCTGCTGGTTCAGGTGCTGCGGCCGTGGGGAGGTGCAGCAGGCCTCCGTCGCCCCATGGGTCGAGATCCGGCAGCAGCAGACCGCCGCTTTCTGCAGCAGGACGCTGCATAAGTGCCGCAGCAGCAGTGGCCCAGGTCATGCGCGCGGCTCCGGCGGCTTGATCGGTGCCCGCAGCAGGCCGCCGATCTCGGCGATCACTCGGAAAGCGCCCACCGCAGCAGAAAACTGCTCGGCGTCCATGGCCCGGCGGGCGCACTCGTTCAGCGCAAAAATCTGCTCAGCCTGGTGCCGCCGCCGGTCGGTGATCAGCTCCTCCACCATCCGCTCGCGGGCGAGGTCGAGGTAGCGATTGATCGTTTTGATGTTGTTCACCCCCCAGCTTTCGCCCGCTTTCGCCCTGATTTCCACCAAAGGAAGCCGCTGCGCGATCCAGAGCTGCGCTTCTGCAATGCGCCGCTCCACCTCCCCGGCAGTGGCCCTGGGGGTCTGGGCGTGATGGGGTGAACGCCGTGGCGGGTTGGTCTGGCTGATCGGCCGGCTCGGGTCCACCGCCACCGGTTCCCACACCGCTTCTCCATCGGAGTCCTGCTCAGCCGGTGCGAAGCGCAGCTCCTCTACCGGATCAGCAGCGGCCTGGTTGGGAGCGCGCAGCGACATCAGCTCAGAACGGCAGGGGCTGGGTCTTCGGGGGGCGGATGGTCCAGAAGGGGTTGCCGCGCTTCTCCTTGGCGCTGCCCAGCTGGATCGCGGATTCTTTGGCGGCCTTGAGCTGCTGTTCGATCTGCTGCACAGCCGCCGGGAAGTCGTAGGTCAGCCGGCCGGGGCTGTGGGAGAAGGCCCAGTCGTTGTGCGAGAAGGACGGATCCAGCTGACCGGTGGCCATCGCCGTATTGAGGGCCTCCAGCAGGGGCTCGAGCTGCTGCTCCAGCTCCTTCTGCTGGGCCTTGATGGCGGTGACGGCATCCAGTAGGGCATCGAGACCAGCCGCAGCCGCGGCTGGCGCTGGGGGAGCAGCAAGCAGGAGGTCTGCCATCGAGGAACACCAGAACAGTTGCGCGGACAACTCCGAGCCTTCTCAATCTAGCGGCCAACATCTGCAAGCCAAACCGCTGGGCCAGCTCACATTGATCCTGGCTCTCAGAAGGGCCTGTGGGCAGAGCAGTAGCGGCTCCAGGCCGCAGCCCAGGCCGCCAGGCACTGCTCACGGCTGTAGAAGGTGCTGGTGAACGCCTCGCCGGGCTTGCTCCAGATCGTCTGGCCCAGCTCGTAGTGGTTCCCCTGGGCGGCCTCCAGCACCATGTAGCCGCCCAGCTGGGCGGCGGTGGAATAGGGCCGGCCGTGGGCCGAGAGGGTCTTGAGGTCGTAAAGCACCCGCATCTCGTGGCCCCGGCGCTCGCTTAGGGCCGGTGAGATGTAGGAGCCGTCAAAGGCACCGGCCAAGTTGCGGGTCAGACAGCAGGTCAGCCGTTCACTGGCGATGACCTGTACCTCCTCCCAAAGTGGGAGCAGCAGCAGCGGCAGGATCCAGTCCCGATATGGGTGATGCCCGGGCAATGCCTCGGCGTCCAGCAGCGCCGCAGTGGCGCTCTTGCCCAGCAGAAAACGGGCCTGGGTGTAGAGCTCAAGGGCCGCGTGCACGGTGGTGCCACGCGGCTCCCAGATCGGCCGCTTGGCCTCAATCGCCCGTTTGGCGGTCTCGCTCAGGCCATGGGCCAGCACGCCGGTGATCGACACCGGAAACAGGTGATCGCCGAGCCAGTAGCGATGGGCCTCCTCATCCCGCCAGAGGCCGGGGATGGGATCAAGCCAGGTGGAGGTGGTGGTGACCATGACCGTTTCAGTTGTGACGCGGCGTGACGATGGGCGTAGCAGCCGAGATCGCCTGTCTGCAGTGGCTTCTTGCGGTGCCTGTAACGATGTAACCCTTTTCCAGGGATAGAAGCAGTAGCACGCAGCAGTGTCTGGTTGAGCAGGTGTGCATTCGTCTTTGAATTCATAGGGGGCTCTATGTGCTCCCTGGAGCGTTACATCGTTACGGTTGCCCAGATCGCTTGCGGGGCAAAAGATCTGGGCGTTACCGCTGCTGTTATGTCCGGCCGTTTTGTGACGGCTGCTGGTTACAGCACGCTCAGGGGAATGGCGACCGCACGGCTGACCATGCCGGCGCCACAGAAACGCACCGGTCCAGCCCGTTGCGCACCGCTCAGGCGCAGCAGCACCACGGACCAACTGTTCTGCCAGGCGGTATCGGCGAGGGATTGCTCTACCGCTTTGGCGGTGTTGCTCACCAACAGATGCTCCTGATCCACCCGCAGGCCATGGCGGCCCAGGGTCTGGGCCGCCAGGCCGGGACTCACATCGATGCAGCTGCTGTGGCAGGCGGCCAGCTCCACCAGTTCACCAATGGTGCGGGTGACGGGCTTGTCATCGGTCTCCACCCGCACCTGCCGCTGCAGGATCGTCTGGATGCAGCGGGCCTCGTCGGGAACTTCGGTGCTCTGGCTGTAGCTGTCCCAGTCGTGGCAGGCGATGCAGTGCTCCGCCTCCTCCTGGGTGGGCACCGCATCGCTGAGGAGCGACCAGGCACCGGCCATCAAGGTCCCGTACTGATCGCCGAGGCGCTGGGAATCGAAGTGCCTTGCCGCAGCAGCAGAGAAGACCACGACCGACTGGCGGATCACCGGGATCAGCGACACGGTTCTGGCAATCAATCGCCGCGCCAGCTGCGGGGTGATGTGACGATCCAGATCCCGATCGAGGCTCTGCCAATGGGCCTCGCGCTCTTCCTTGCCCATCTCGGTGGGGCTGCGCAGGGTGAGCTGGGCAAAGCGGCTTTTGTCCGCACCCTGCTTGAGGGCGGTGGCGATCGAAGACATCAGGAACATCGAGCGCACCCGGTAGCGGCTCACATCACCGCTGGGGGAGCCCTTGAGCATCTCGGCGCTGCTCTCGCTGCTGGCCACCCGCGCCAGCGAGAGGATCGCCTGCATTCGCTGCTGGTCGCCCTTCTCGTTGCTCTCCGCCTCATCGAAGACCACCGGCACAGCGTCCGAGCAGATGGTCTGGCGTAGGCCCGCCTCCGTCGTGGCGCCCACCACCACCAGGCTCAGGTCCCCGAGCAGCGGCGCCACGAAGCGATCGAGGATCTGGCTCTTGCCCGAGCCGGCTCCGGCGGTGAGCCAGAGGTGGGGCCGCCAGCGCAGGGCTCCGCAGATGGGGGCTAGCACCACCCAGCCGAGCAGCAGGGTGCCGGAGGCGGGCACCTCCCAGCGGAAGCGGTTGGCGATGCTCACGATCACCGCCGCTTCTTCCACGGTCAGAGGCTGAACGCCGCAGGGCCCCTCCAGGCGTTTGAGGCGCTGGTAGATGTGCCGTGAGCGGAACGGTGTGGTGATCGGCTGCTCCCCCTCGGGGGTGATCAGGCGATCACCGAGGTGCAGCACGGTGCGGCCCTCATCCCACCAGGCCCCGCGACCGCGGATGCGCTCCACCGCAAAGATCCCCATGGCGGCGGAGCTCTTGTGCAGATCGCTGGCCGCCGCCGGCCAGTTCACACCGGTGCGGCTGGGATACAAGGTCTCCCAGTACTCCAGCGGAGCCAACGCCACCAGGTGAGTAGCGGTGTGGCAGCCGCGGGGCAGTCGGATCACCTGACCGGTGCTGCCCGGTTGGTAGAAGTTCGCCTCGGCGTCGTAGCCCAGGCAGAGGAATGGTGCTGCCGGTCTGAGGGCTGCAGCCGGTGCAGGTGTAAGTGGTGGTGGAGCACCATCGCCACTGCTGTTCGCTCCAGCCTCTTGGGGTGTCCATGGCTTGGCCGCTTTGGCCAGCTGCCGGGCGGCCTGCCGGGGCGTCCAGTCGGCATCCGCCAGGTCCCAGCCCTGCGGCAGGTCTGCTGGCAGCTCCACCAGCTGCAGCTGGCAATCGAGGGGGTGCAGCAGCACGGCCAGGCTCTGCATTGCGGACTGGCCGGCCTCATCGGCATCGGGCCAGAGCGTCACCGAACGGCCAGCCAACGGCGTCCAGTCCGCCTTGGCGATCGCCTTGGCGCCATTGGCCCAGCTCAGCACCACGTGCTGCGGGAACAGGCGGGCAGCCGCATCGGCAGTGCCCTCCCCTTCCACCACCAGCACCGGGCCCTCAAGACGCTGCAGTAGATCCGGCAGTCCGTAGAGCGGCCTGGGGGTGGGCCAGTCGCAGGTGAAGGCGTCGCGGCGGCTTGGGCGATGCCAGTCCCCATCGAGCCAGACGCGATGCAGGAAGGCTTTACCGCCGCTGCGCAGCCGAATCCGCTGGATCCAGAACAGCACCTCCCCGGCCGCGTTGCGGTAGGCCCACTGGGCGGTAGCCCCTCGGTTCAACGGCGGCGGCGGGGCATCAACGGGAGGCTTCTCGGGCATCCGCCAGGGCTTGCCGTTGCGGCTGGAGCCCGCGCCGGAACCGGTGTCCTGCCCATCGGGCACCAGGCCAAGGAAGGCCTCCACCTGCCGGGCGGCCTCCACAAAGCTCCAGCCCTGCCGTCGCATCAACAGGTCCATGCCGGAGCCGGCACCACCGCGCTGGTCCTTGCCACCGCATTGGTTGCAGAACCAGGAGCCACTCCCGTCCTTGTCATCGAAGCGGTACCGGTCCGTCCCGCCACAGAGCGGGCAGGGCTGATGGCGATCCCTCAGCTCCGCTTCGCTCAGCCCTGCCAGGGCAGGAAGGATCTCCGGCCAGCGGCCCCGGGCCGCAGCAATGGCATCGGCCATGGGATGTCGCTCACCATCCCTGGCTGGCGACCGTCTGGTTGCCCGTAGACCCGCGATCAGGTGCGGGCACCAGGGACTCACGGTGGATCACCGCGTCGAGCACCTGGCGCAGGGCGGCTGAGCGACTCAGGGAGCCGTGCCGACGGCGTGCATCCAGCCAGGCCAGTTGCTCTTGGGTGATCGAGACACTCACCGGCAGGGCGTAGTCGGACATGGGAACTCTGCTCGTGAACTACAGCCTAATGCCCTAGGCCAGCTCTCGCTAGGCTGAGCCAAAGAAGGCCAGTGGCTAGTTCCTGTCCCGATCGCCTGTGATCCTGATGGCCCCGATCGTCCTGCGCGACTACCAGCAGCAACTGCTGGCCGAGCTCCGCGCAGCCCTCAAGGTCCACCGCCGGGTCTGCGCCGTGATGCCCACCGGCGCGGGCAAGGGTCAGACCATCGGCGCCATCGTCCAGGGCGCGGCCGGCAAGGGCCGGCGGGTGCTGGTGCTCGCCCACCGGGCCGAGCTGATCGAGCAGCTCACCGGCACCATGCGGGCCTGGGGGCTGGAGCCGGATGTGATTGCCCCCGGCATCCGGCTGCAGGGCCGGCAAGTGGCGGTGGGCTCGGTGCAGACCGTGGCCCGGCGGCTGGAGCAGCTGCCGCCGCCGGATCTGGTCATTCAGGACGAGGCCCACCACCTGGTCGCCGGCAACGTCTGGGGCCGGATCATCGAGGCCTGGCCTGATGCCCACCTGATCGGCAAGACCGCCACCCCCGAACGCCTCGACGGCAAAGGGTTGGGCGTGGAGGCCGGAGGGTATTTCGAGGCCCTGGTGCTGGGGCCCTCAGCGGCCTGGCTGGTCGAAAAGGGCTGGCTGGCCAGGCCCAAGGTGTTCTCCTGGCCAGGGGCCAGGAACAGCAAACTGCGACGCCGCATGGGCGACTTCGATCTGGAACAGGCAGCCCAGGCCTTCGGGGACCGGGCCGCCATCGGCGATGCCGTCTCCCACTACCGCCGCCGGCTGCACCCGGGCACGGCGATCTGCTTTTGCTGCACGATCGAGCACGCCGAGCAGATGGCCGCGGCCTTCCGCAGTGCGGGAATTCGCGCCGCGGCGGTGAGTGGCGGCACGCCGGCCGAGGAGCGCAAACGCCTGATCGCAGGACTCGGCACTGGGGAGGTGGAGGTGCTCACCAGCTGCATGATCATTTCTGAGGGCACCGACATCCCCTCGGTGGGCGGCGCGATCCTGATGCGCCCCACCGCTTCCCTGAGCCTCTATCTGCAGATGGTCGGCAGGGCCCTGCGTCCCGCACCGGGGAAACAGGAGGCGGTGATCCTCGATCACGTCGGCAACGCCCATCACCACGGCCTGCCTACCGATGAGAGGCAGTGGAACCTGGCCGGCCGCCGCCGGCGCGAGGGCGTCTCAATCCCGATCAAGGACTGCCCGGTCTGCTTCTGCAGCTGCCCCAGTGCCGCCCAGGTCTGCCCGGACTGCGGCCACCTGTTCCTGGCCGACGAGCGCGATGAGCAGCGCCGCGGGCTGCAGCAACTTGAGGGCGAGCTGGTTGAAGTCACGGGCTCAGCCCGCCACCGGCCCAAACCCAACCAGCATCAGAGGCCACGGCGCACGCACCCGGCAGCCGGCTGCCGCACCTTCGAGGACCTGCTGCAGAGAGAGCAGGAACGTGGCTACAAGCCGGGCTGGGCCACGCATGTGTGGGCAGCCCGGCAACAGCAATAGGCCGGCCCGGCAACAGGAGGAATGGCATCCTCCCCGAGCGAACACGAGATCCAGCAGCGCATTCGCCTGGCCTGCGGCCGCGGGGCGGTGCGCCTCTGGCGGAACAACACCGGTGCCCTGGTGGATCAGCAGGGGCGCTTTGTGCGCTTCGGGCTGTGCAAGGGCGGCAGCGACCTGATCGGGCTACGGGCCCTGGAGATCACGCCAGAGCTGGTCGGCCAGCGGCTCGCCCAGTTCGTCGCCCTGGAGATCAAGACGGGCTCCGGAACCGTCAGCCCGGAGCAGCGGGCGTTTCTGCGCCTCGTGCAGGAGCTTGGCGGAGTGGCGGCCGTGTGTCGCTCGATCGAGCAGGCCCGGGTGGTCCTGGACCTCGGGCCTGCGGGAGGGCCAAGCGAATGAACAGGCCCGAACTCCGCAGGCAGCTGCAGGCCTTGGCCCGTCGTCATCCCGGCATCCACCCCTACACGCTGGCACTGCGCTTCCAGGCCCAGACAGGCCGGGTTCTCACCGGCCAACAGGTCAAGCAGCTCTTGGCCGAGCCAGGAAACCACCGAAAGCAGGCTGCCAAGCTGTAACAAGCTCTGGCTTGCATTGCCAAGCAGCACTTAAGATTGGGCTATGGCACAAGCAAAAAAGCCCGTCAAACGCACCTACCAGGCGGTCCTGGACTGGCAGGACGAGTCCCGCAGGGCCTTCGGGAAGATGCTGCTCAACTGGCGGCGCCGTAACGGCTGGACCCAGTACACCGCCTGCGAATGGGGCACGGAGGCCGAGTTTGAGGTGATCTCCTACGGCAACCTCTCGGTGATCGAGCAGGGCAAGGCCGGTGAACTGCGCCAGAAGGCCTTCTTCCAGCTCGAGGAGCTCAACCGTCGCCTGGCGGAGAAGGACTGGGGACCGGTCAAGTCCCAGCGGTTGAAGGACCAGCTGAAGGACGCGGAGCCCCTGCGCGGCGATGACGACAAGCTCTGGGATGCCGTGGACTTCTGGAGCTGCTACATCGGCTATGTGCCGGTGCCCAGAGCCTTTCAAGCAGCGCCCGCGCCAACCCTGACCTCGAAGCGCGCCGAGGAGATCTGTCAGAAATGGCGCCAGCACGTGCGCCGCGTGATCAAGGAAGGCGGTCTCGACGTCACCCAGGCCCTGGAGCAGCTGGTCAAGGGTGCACCGAAGGAGCACCAGAAGCGTTTCTCAGAGGTGCTGGCCATCGACGACTACAGCTCGGTTGAGCTGGCTCAGCTCTGGGTGGATGGCGAGGAGTTCCTTCCCGAGCAGTGGATCGGCGCCTGGGAGCAGAAAGCGCTGGGCGCCTGATCGGTCCGCTCCGGCGGACGCAGCAAGGGGCGGCCCGGACGATTGCGAGCAGATCCTGGGGTTGCGCCTAGCGTTAGCAAGTCGCTAAGCTCAAGCCAGCGGGCACAAGCCCGGCATTCCGTTGCCATGACGCAATCCCCCGCACGCACAGGCGTGCCAACCGACGCCCTCACGTTGCTCGACGAAAAGGGCAGCGCCGAGCGCGCCCTCACGGCCGCCCTGGCCTCGTTCCAGGAACAGGTGCAGGCCGTCCCTTCCCTTGATCTAGCTGCTGTGGTCGAAGCAGCCAGGCCAGCGTTTGCCTCAGGCATTGCCTTTAGTGCCCAGCTGGTTGACGTCCGCGGCCGCAACAAGCTGCGGGTCACGGTGATGCATGCAGGCGGCGCTGAGGTCACCAGCGAGGAGTGGGCCGACGAGGTCGACGACTTGCTGCGGGCCTCCGGTTGGATGCTGGCCATGCTGCTGGGCATCCCTTTGGCCAAACAGGCTCGGCCTGTAGAGGCTGAGAAAGATGGACCAGCCGAACTCGTAGATGTGGTTGCCGTTGACGATTCGGCTCAGGCCTCTCCTGCTCAGCAGGCGGAGCAGGATCCCGCTCCGGCGGCTGACCTCGATGTCGCCCTGGAGCCCCTGACGCCCAAGGAGATCGAGGCCACCCACCAGCGGATCCTCGCCCTCCCGCAGGCAGCTCGTCAGGAGCTGACCAAGGCGTTCCGTGAGCACTTTCAGGTGCCGCGCAATGCCCGCTCCATCGGTGATCGCATCACCCAGCACCAGCACGCCGCCTTCATCGATTGCTTCCTGGAGGAGTGCGAGGAGCACGGGCCTGATGGCGACAAGGAGCCGGCCGAGCCATGAGCACAAGCCATCGCCCCCGGCTGCCCCGTCGCTACGGCGAGCAGCCCCGCTCGGTGGCCGGTCGCCACTTCATCCAGACCCAGGTGCGCACCGACGTCTACCTGCGAGTCCGGGAGGTGATGGAGAGCCACAACCTCTCGGCCAGCGGAGCAGTGCATCACCTGCTGCGCGAGCGATTCAGCCTGCCGCCCCTTCCCCCGTTCGATCAACAGCCCATTCCCACCGATTCAACCCATGGCTAAGGACATCTTTCGTACCCCCCTCGCCGAAGTGCGCTGGGCCCACCTGATCACCCCCCGGCACCAGCTCGACAAGAGCAAGCCCAAGGCCTGGACCGCCGATCTGCTGCTTCCCAACAGCGACGAGAAAGCCCAGTCCTTCCTGCTGGCGATGGAGGACCAGTTCATCGCACTGCATGGAAGCCGCAAGCGCCGCGCCGAGAAAGGCTTCCCCTGGAAGGCGGACAAGGAGAAGCCCAGCGAGATCACCGTGGTGCGCTTCAAGGTGCCGCAGTTCCAGCGGCGCGACGGCTCTCTCTCCGAGGGGCCGCGCATCGTCGATGCCAAGAAGCAGCCTTGGGATGGGGCCGCCATCGGCAACGGCTCCAAGGTGATCGTCGCCTTCGACATCTACGACTGGGACGGGGAGAACGGCTGCGGCATGACGTTCCAGCCCAGGGCTGCTCAGGTCGTGGAGTTCGTGCCCTACGAGCAGGTCGACCCCACCGATGGCTTCGACGAGCTCGATGGCTACTCCGCGGCC